TACCTTGAATACCTTGAATACCTTGAATTCCTTGAATTCCTTGAATTCCTTGATCTCCATCAACACCATCAGCACCTTTATCACCATCAGCACCTTTATCACCATCGGCACCTTTATCCCCATCAACACCATCAACACCATCAGCACCTTTATCGCCATCAGCACCTTTATCCCCATCGGCACCTTTATCCCCATCAGGACCTTTATTCCCATCAACACCATCAGCACCTTTATCGCCATCAGCACCTTTATCGCCATCAGCACCTTTATCCCCATCGGCACCTTTATCCCCATCAGGACCTTTATCCCCATCGCCACCTTTATCACCATCAACACCGTCAACGCCAGGTGGACCAAAAGTACCAGCTATACTAGCTATACTAGCTATACTAGCTATACCAGCTATACCAGCTATACAAGCTTCTCCTTGAACACCTTGAGGACTTTTATCTTTATCCACAGAGGAAAAAGATTCTATATTAGTTTTATAAACCATTATATATATATATATATTATATTAGATTAAATATTTTTATATATTTAATTCTGGAAATTCATTATCATTAAAATTAATTATTTTTTTACTATTTTTTAAATCATTAAAAAATCTTTTATGTGGGATTGGTAATCTTGGATTAAATTGTCTTTGTTTCACTTCAACTTTACCATCATTAAACCTTTTCTGTAGCATTCTTTTTGATTTCCAATTTTTTTTTTGCTCCGGATTTTGTAATGTTTTCCATAAATTAATTTTAATTTTGTTTTCTTTTACCTTTTCTTTTACACTTCTATTATTTTGTTCTATATTATATTTATTGTTAATATCACAATTATTTATTTTTTCATTAATTAATTTAGTATAATCTTCATATTCCTCATCCGATTCTGATTCACTTGTAGGAAATAATCTTTCAGGTTGAGGTACTATATCATTTTCTTCATCATCATCGGACCAGTTATAATTTTTAGACATTATTATATAAATTTTTATTTGTTTATATAATAATGAATTTATTGGCATTCTTTTTGATACATTTTATACAAAGAAGAATATATCAACTTGGGTCTTATTTCTAAATCATTATTAACAGGAAAAAATTATCATACTACTACAGGAGTACTTGAATCTGGTACATTAAGAATCCTAGCAAATGTTATAATTGAAGGTTCTCTTACAATTGATGGTAATAATAATTCGGGCAATTTAGAAATTAGTGTCGATAACTCTGGAATGAGTATTAAAAATACTGCCGTTGATGATGAAGAAAATGATAAAATTATTAAACGTCAATCGAGCGATGCAAAACCTTTTCTTCATCTTGAAAATAATGATAATGAGGATGGTAGAAAATTTGCGTTAGTGAAAAATTAAATATACCTAATACTGAAATAAAAATATATATTTTAGAAATTAAATCTAATCATAAATAATAGTAATTATTTATGACTAAAATAAATTATGAATTTATACAAAAAATATTTAATAGAAAAAGAAGTCTTAAAAAAGAAAAAGATAAAATTAAACTATCCAAATATAATGAATATATCCCAATGTATGATATTTATTCAGATAATATATATCCCATTCATAATTTAAAAATTTATTATCGTCTAACTAAATGTCATTTTAGATTTATCACATCTGAGGTTAAACAATGGATTAAAAATAAAATGGATAAAACAAAAGATAAAGGATTAATACTAAATTACAAAACAAATTTAGGAATTATTGAAAATTATCATCTACCAACTTTAGAAAAAACTTCATACGAAACTGTTTATAAATATTCGCCTGAAATGGGATTATCTATTTCAATCTGTAAAAGAAATAGTTTTCATCCCTTTTCAACTCACCTTACTCCATATTATACCAAAAATGAATTAATAAAACTTGGAATGAATAACAAAATTGTATCAAAAATAACACCTGAAAATCTAGTGGATAAAGATTTACATTATAAGATTTGTAAACTGGTATCTAAAAATGATATATCTTTTGATTTAATATATAACCATATGAAACATATAATTGATACTAACTCGATAAACTGGGTTAACTATTATTCTTTTCTTGGAAGTTATATATTCAATTCATATTTACGGGATTCTAAAATAAGATTATCAAATTATTTATTAGATGGATTAAAAATGTTAGTAAATACGATTGATACAGCGCCTGCTTTTAAAGACAACTATTTTTTTTATCGATTTATCTGGGATGATAAATTTTTAAAAAAATTAAAGGTAGGTGATACTTTTACTGATAAAGGATTCTTATCAACAACAAGAGACCCTTTTTATTCACCTGGTTTACAAATGGATTTCGGTTTAATATTAGTTAAAATTAATATTCCAAAAAATAAAAAAGGTGTAGGATTGTTTCTTGAAAACTTTAGTATGTTCCCAAAAGAAGAAGAATATTTAATTAAACCAGAAAGTAAATTTAAATTAGTTGCTAAAGATGATAAATTTGATTATAAACATATTAATGAAAGTTTTGAGAAAAAAATAAAACAGAAATACGAATTTACTTTTGTTTCAAATAATTTTAATGTTAATAAACTAAAAGGTGCTAGTGATAATTCTATTCCAGAATTAAATTTAAAAGACTTAAATTTATCTGGTAAAGATAGAGTTGACTTATTTAAGGACTTTTTAAAAAATTGTGATGATATGGATCAATTTAAATTTAAAGACGATATTTATACTTGTCAATTTTTTAATTCAACTAGTTCTTACAAAAAGTTATTTTATAATGAAACAGAAAATGGATTAATTGTAACAAAGTATACAAATGGATACCCTGAATTATCTTTGGAATGTGGGGAAAAATTAGCAGTTAATTATATTCAAAAATTAAATTATCATAATAATGATAATGTTGATGATAATGTTGATGATAATGATGATGATAAAGAGGTTATTGGATTAATATCAAAATTATTTGGATATGAATTAGCATTAATATTTTTCCCATACAAAAATTTCTCTGAATTTAAATCAAATTATAAAGATGAAAATATTAACTTTTTATATAATAATTTATACTGTTATCCTATTTATTTGTATTTTAAAAATGGAAAAAAACATCTAACAGATAAATATTTTAAATTCAGTTATGGTTATTTCAAATTAGATAAAATAATGAAAACAAAAGTACCAAAATCAGTGTTAGAAAAATTTCCTGATGATTTAGATAAAAAGTTATCGTGGAAAGACTTACTTGTATTAGTAATTGAAAAACATTTTTATCTATATTCTAAATTGGAGGAAAGTTTTAATGAAAATTTTGATGATTTATTTAATAAATGTTATTTTGAATTTGATAGTCTTGTTTATTTAAAAAATAATGATTATGATATATCATATTTACCAAATATAGCACATTCAGAAACACGTATTGATAATACTAGATTTAATTTAATATTTAATGATAATATACGAAGAATAGATTAATAATATTTATCATACAAATAACCCATAATCATACCACCAATTATATCAGTAGGATAATGAACACCCAAAAATACCCTACTTAATCCTACCATAAACGGCATTATTTTAAGAAAATTATCATTAGGATATTTTCTTAGTAAAATTAATGCTAATACAGTTGCTGTTTGAGTATGTCCACTTGGAAATGAATATTTTTCTGATAAACTCGAATGTGTTGAGTTTGAAAGATTTTGTACCCTTGTACTACTTTTATAAGGTCTTTCTCTTTGAATTATAACTTTTATTAAAATAGTAATCATAGAACTAAAAGCTAATTTAATAATATCATTTTGATTTAATAATTTATATTTATGAAAAAGCAGTAATAGAATAATAAAACTGATTGAGTTAAATGGTTGTGACAATAATTTCATTATATTATTTAAATTTAATTTTTGTATATTTTCTATAATTTGTATTTCATCAAACATATATATATATATATATTCTAAAATATTTTTTTATTTTTTTCCAATGTAAGTTAATAATATAATGATTATTAAAAAGATTTCATTTTTTACTATAGTATCATTACTAATTTTGGAAATATACTTTAATTATTATCAAAAAGATAATAATGAAAATTTTAAAGTTAATGATATTATAACAGGTGACGATAATAATGATATTGATAATAATGATATTGATAATAATGATATTGATAATAATGATATTGATAATAATGATATTGATAATACTATTCAAATAGAAAATCTAGACAATATACCAAAAAAAATAGAAAAAATAATTAAATTTAAAATTCCAAGTCCTTGGACACAAATAACTAAAAATAAAAATTATTCAAGATTCTACATAAAAATAAATAATTTTAATGAAGATTTGTTTTTAAAATGGAAAAAATTAGTAGGAATATTAGATTATGATATAGATACGAAATCTTTAATAATTGAAACTAAACATAATTATGAAGCTTTATCAATTGTTAATTTATTAATTAGTAATATGAATAATAATATAACATTAGAAGAAATTATAAAAAATAATCTACTAGGAACTTCAATTAATAAAGCAAAAAGTCATAAACTAGTTAGAATTAAATTAGTAGATTTAATAAAGGAAAATAATAATAATATAAATTATCCAGCAGATACAAATCATAATAATATAAATTATTCAGCAGATACAAATAATAATAATATAAATTATCCAGCAGATACAAATCATAATAATATAAATTATCCAGCAAATACAAATCATACTAATATAAATTATTCAGCAGATATAAATAATAATAATATAAATTATCCAGCAAATACAAATAATAATAATTTTACGAATAATAATAATATTGATGCATATGAAGGATCTGAATTTTCTTTTATTTAATTTATAAAAAAATATCTAATTATATATATATATATATATGTTTGGATCAATACCACCATTTATGCCAGGAATGACTGGTAATGTATTAAGACCTGTTTCTCCTATGAATGCAGCACCAATGCACCCTTTAATCCCTTATATGGGTAGATCATTGTCACCTGTTGGAGGTGCTTTGCCTTTAATGGGTACTGGGTTACCAGCACCATCAATAATGCACCCAGGGTTTCCACCTCAGCATTTGCCAATGATGATGGGATTACCACAACCAAATTACTTAAGTAGATGGAATAATACACATACTAGTCAATTAGACGCTATGAAAAAATATATAGGTAGAGAACCAGATGTAGTTATTAATAAACCAGGCGGTATGGCAATTTGGAAAAAAGATAAAGTTACTTATATTTTAAATGATCATAATAAAAATGGATATGTTCCTGGTACTGGTGCTAATGATAGGAAAGGTATGGTTTCTACTATAATTAGACTAAAAAGTATCCCCACTCCCGCCCTCAATCTTCCCCCTGGTATTGTTTATGATAGAACAAATCTTACATTACACGCATCGAGTGATACTATTGGTAATACTATACATGGAATAATAAGTACATACGCTTATCTACAAATTGCTGCTACTAGTATTGCTGTGGATGGTGATAATAAAAATATGTTAGATAAAAGTAAACTAGAAGATTAATTTATTCAACCACTACCACAAGTTGGGAAAGCATAAGGATGACAATTTAATTTCATTTGTTCCTTATATTCATCTTTATTACGATAGTATTCAATCTCAATAAACGCTAAATTCGTAACTTTATTAGTATACATATCTATAAGATTATTTTTATACATTTCTGTAATTTTATCCATCTCAATTTGATTATTGGTTTCTCTATATTCTTTTATAACTTCTAGTACAGTTCTTAATGTAGCATAATTAGCTTCTAATGAACCACATCTAGCAGTAATAGTATTTTTTAGTAAATCAATTATAACAGAACCGGATACAGATTGAATAAGATGAACTAGACTCGCCGGAATATATTGATGTATTGTTGTATATAAAAAGTCAATATGATCTGTTGGAACCGAATGTTTTACTTCTTCATCTAAAAGAGTATGACCAAGAAAAAAATCTGTTGGATTTCGATAAACAACCATACCATATGGTTTATTAAGTAATATATCAGGTATTTTGTCCATAGTATGCCGTAATGTTGAATAATATTCTTTTGCTGCGGTACTTTTAAATTCGTTAACATCCTCCATTCTATTAAGAATTTGAGATTCACTACCTCCTTCTGGATCATCGATAAAATGTTCTTTTAAAATACCGGACGTTTGTATTAATTCAGAATTATTATTTCCACCTGTCTGAGTATAAAAAGAGTTTTTTAAATTTAAATATTTTGCTTTATATTTTAAATAATTTTTCAAATGAATTTGATATGGTGTTTCTGTATTACTATTATGATTATTCTTTTGTACCATACATTTACCATCATCATATTTACAAGGTCCTTTTTTTTCAGCTAAACAAGCCTGTTCATTGCCGTGATGTTTATAACACATTAATATATAATATACTATATATTTTATTTTGTAATTCAAGTCCCTTATTATAATTATAACAAGTAAAATATAAAAATCTTTTATTTATTTCATTTTGAGAAGTGGAATAAATATCATCAAATTTATAATTTTCAACAATTGTATCTTTTAGTAAATATTCAATTGATTTAAAATCTACATTTTTATCTTTTAAAAATAATGGAAAAAAACTAATATTTTTTTTAATGTTTAGTTTTTTATATTTGTTAGTTTCAATAAATAAAATTAGCTTATCCAAATCACTTTCTTTATAAATAAAAAAATCTCCATTTAACCTCAAATGAGCTTCAATAATATATTTATCTATTACTTCTATATTTAAAAATCCGGTATAATCATCTAGAAATGATTCTAATAATATTTTTATATTAGCTGGTATTTCTTTTTCTATATGTTTATGATATTTAAACATACCCATGTTTAATGGCATAGATTCTAAACAAAATGAATCTATTATACGTCCATTTTTCATTATAATATCATAATTATATTGTAAACCATTTAAATAAGTCTGATAAAAATAACCCGGTAAATCTGATATTTTATTATATTCTCTTTTATTATTAACTTTTAAAAATCCTTTACTCATTCCATCTAAATTTATAATAGGTTTTACTATAACAGGAAATTCGGATGGTATTATTGGTGTTGGATTAGCGGGTAGATTTTGAATTTCCGATAACCATAATTTATTATAAATAATTTTATGGATTGGATTTCTAAGCCATGCTTCTTGATCATTAAGCGGAAATAATTTTTCTTTATTTTGTTTTTTAAGATAATTATGAGGTTCTAACATTTAAATATATATACATTTATATTTATATATATGAACTTAGAATTAGACAGTAATGAAATTATTAATAGAATAAATAAAAGAAATTTAAATTTTAATTGTGAACAATTATTTAATAACCTAATAAAAACATTTGATATAGTAGAAATAATTATTGATACTATAAAAACACAAAAATATAATTATACAAAAAATATTGATTATATTAATCCTCTTATTTGGGAATTAGGACATACGTTATTTTTTTGGGAACACATATGTTTAAAACCTTTAAATTACAATTCGCTAATAACTAAAAGAGAATACTATGATTCATTTAGAATAGCTAGAAATGACAGATTTAACTTGTGTAAAATGTTAACTATTGATGAAATAGAGAATGGATATAATAAAATATTAGATTATTTTGTACCTTGTATGTTTAATGGAAATAAATCTTTTTTATATCTAATTCGATTAGGACAATTACATCAAGAAATGCACAATGAAAGTTTTATATTTAGTAATCAATTATTAGGTATTAATCCATTTAATAAAAAGGTAAAAGACGATAAAGATCCTATATTAAAAATAATAGAAATGATTGACATCCCTTGTAATGAATTTATCCAAGGTGTTTCATTTGATTCATCCGAATTTTACTTTGATAATGAAGCACCTAGTTTTAAACAAAAAGTAGATAATTTTAAAATTAGTAAATATTGTATTACAAATTATCAATACCTTCAATTTGTTAAAGTTGGAGGTTATACAAAAAAAGAATATTGGTTAGAAGAAGGATATTCCTTTATTACTCAGAAAAATCAAACTTGTCCAATATATTGGAAAAAGAAAGATAATAAATGGTATCAAAAATATTTTGATAAATATATTCCTCTACAAAATAATCATCCAGTTATATATATTAGTTGGTATGAAGCAATGGCATTTTGTAAATTTAATAATTGTAGATTACCATATGAAAAAGAGTGGGAATATCTAGCACAAATGTGTGAAAATGAACAAAAAATGGACGCACATTTAAATTACGGTGATTATAATACTATATCAGTATTAGATGATAGATCAGCAAATTCTATGGATGTTGTTGGTTTATTTGGAAATTGTTGGGAATGGTGCTTAGAACCATTATATCCATATGATGGATTTAAAATAGATCCAGTATATCGTGAAATGTCATACCCATTCTTTGGTTATAAACGTGTATGTAGAGGTGGTTCCTGGGCAGTACCTGAGTTTTTAATAAATTCTCATTATCGAAATGCCCAAGCACAAGAGTGTACTTGTCAAATGATAGGTTTTAGAATAGTAATATAGATATTTAAAAAAATTGAAATATAATTTTATATACAAGTATTAATAATAAACTACATGTCTACTCGAACTTATTCGTCGTTTTCCTTGACTAATTATTCTATTTCTGATACCGCAATGCATCAGATGTATGGCGCTATGAAGCCTATATACAATCCTGGATGTTTCTATATGGAGGATGTTCCTTGTCATTGTTCAGAGTGTAAGGGACATGAAACATGGAGGATTCGTATTTGTACTTGTGTCGCAAAGGGCACTCATAGTGAGTGTCATATATGCGGTTCAATTGAACCTGAATGTGGTCCTTGTATGACTCTATGTGAAATATCTTATAAAGATGATCCATTGGCTCTTTATAAGGTAGATGTTGATTCACATAACACTATCATTAAGAAGTTGATATTGAAAACATCATCTGCGAAGAAGTTTTACAAGCTTCGTAGTCTACAGCAACTATTTATCACATCAGATACAAATAAACCGGTTATTAGAACTTCTGATGTTGTATCACACACAATTGTTCTTCCACCAAAGCCAAAGATTGTGATAGATTGGTGCTTTATTGAAGGTGTTCCTTGTGATTGTGAGGATTGTTCTGATTCAAATACAACATGGCGTTACTTTGTACGGAAGACTGATTCTAAGAAGACGATACCAAGTTGTCCAGATTGTGGTTCAACTGAACCATATTGTTGCTGGGAAATTCAGGATGGTCTTACGATTCAACATTCTGAACTATCAGATGCACTTGACTTTTTTAAGTCATCAAATGATTATATTGTAAGTCTCGCTGATTTTGATGATCATCATGTTATATCAAGATATTTTGAGTAAATAAATAAATTAAATTCTTTTAACCGTATACCAAGTATAATAATCTGTCAGATTACTATTATTTGATGTATGCGTATCAATAATACTCCAATTATATTTATCTAAATATTCTTGAATATTTTCTTTACTAATATATTTTTCTTTTAATTCTTTATTATGTACTTGTTCAAAATAATAATGAACATAATCATCTTTAATATATAGATATGACTTGTCAAAAGTGTGTTTTGTATGACCTTTATCATTAACCAAATTAAATGTAAAAATAGAATTTGATTGTGAAATTTTATCTAATTGTTCCCAAAATGTATCAGTACAAAAATGCATTAAACTATTAATTGCAAATAGATTTTGATATTTTTTATCAAAATCTATATCACACCATTTATTTCTTGTTGAGTTCCATTCATCGGACAAATTTATATAATTAAATCTATTTATATTATTGGGATATTTATTAAATGCGGAAATTAATACATTAGAATCATAATCAATACCATAATAAGATTGATAGTTTCTAAAATATTCTAATATTTTTCCTTTACCGCACCCTAAATCCAAAATATTAGAAATAAAATTATGATTTTTCAATTGATATTTAATATTTTTAGCATTATCTTGTATAATTTTTAACCATATAAAATTATTATCAAATGGTTTTTTATTATAATATATCTCTTCAGGAATTTCTATTTGATATGTTATTTTGTAAAGATTAATTAAATTACTAACAACATTTCTTGGATTTGGTCTAGTTTTGTCAAATCTCGTTTCTTTTGGAATATACAAATTATCTTCTGGATATAATCGCCAGATTGTATTATTGTCAAATTTATGATTATTTTTATTCATAATAATATCATCATAACAATAATCATCTCTATCAAACCAAGAATTATCCTTATAGATTAAATCTATTGTCATTAAGTTCTTTGGTTTAACTTTAATTTCTCTCTTTCCTGTTAACGGAGTAATAATTAACCCATCGTTTTGTACTGGTCCATCATTACATAACCATTTATTTAAATCTTTATCTATGTCATTTACAATATTAACAATCCAGTTATGTAAATCTGTATCAATAAACTTAAAATAGAAATTTGCTTTTGGGTACCATCTAACAGATTCATAATCTTCTTGTAAGAAAAGTTTTAAGTTTTCTCTTTCTCTATTAATCCTATCTTTTATAGTTCTTCCTTTATTTACAAAATTTCTTGTATTAGAATGTAAATTTCTAAGATATGAATATCTATCTTGAATAGACATTTTCAAATCAATATCAAAAACAAGATACAAGTCAAGATCCTCTATATACTCGGCTTTAATTTCTTCATCAAATATAATATTTGGATATACTAAACGCGAATTAATTCTTTTAACAAGAGTACCATCTGATTTTTCTTTAATAAAAATTTGATAATTCATATTGTGAATTTGATTTGGATAAAGATGATATGGAGGAACATTATTAAATTTCTGTTTATCTAAATGATATTTATCTGTACCTCTATTAAACACAGGTTTAGTATTATTTGGTTTTAGTGCTCTTAATTCTCTTAGAATTGGTTGTATTCTGATATGATTTTTCATTTTTCTTTCACTACACTTTCTTCTAATAAATTTACGTAAATAAAATAGTATTTTATTATACTTAATATTTTTATTCATTAGTACATAACTTAACTGTATATCTTGAACAGGAAAATATTTAACATAAGGTATAAATATATTAAGACACATATCAGTACCATATATACCAATATAATTAATAATATCTTCTTGACTAAATATTTTTATTATTTTACTGATACAGTCATAATTAATTATAGAATCCTTATTATAACATAAACTATCATAAATAATTAAAGAATTTATACAAAGATTAAAAGATTTAAAAATAATACTATTATTTTTTATATATTTACTTGTTTCTGGACAAGGTATAATATTAAAATTATTGATAGTATTATGAATAGTAAAAATCGAAAAAACAAATATATTTTTTTCTAATGATGTTTTTAATAGATCGTAAAATTCTTTCAACATATTAAAATTTTCTAACACGTTTACAATATGATCTGTTATTAAAATATTTTGGGTACCATCTTTAATATTTAAATCTAATGGTTTATTATAATAATACTTCATTATATTTTTAATAAAAGTAAAATTATTTGAATATATTATAATACTATTAATTATTTTACTTAAATCAGTAAATTGTGATATAAATTTTATTCTTCTTAATTGATGTTTTATAGAGCGTTTGTCAGATTGAATCGAGATTAATATATCTTGAGCAATATTATCTACATATGTTTCAATTTTATCAAAATTTTTAAAAACATATTTATATACTCTATCATCATTATTAGCAAAAATATATATTAATAGGGTTTCTTTATATTTAGGTGTATTTAAATGAGTCCATCCATAACTCTTTGTTTTATTATACCAAAATAAAAATACTGGTAATGTACTATATTTACACACTTCGTTAAATATATGTTCCTGATTTTTAAGTTTATTAATTTTAAAATCAGGAATAATTTTCAAAATTTTTTGTCCAAAATTACATAAATTAATCTGTTGTATTAAATCTGTAAACTGTTCTAAATGTGTACTCTGTACTAAAAAATGTTTTGTTAATACTTGTAAATATATAAATCTATTTTTTTTTTTGTATGATGGTTGTAAGTAATTAATTTTACATAGGAAATCTATTATAATAGTTACAAAGCGTGGGTTCTTAAATGGTTTAATCCCATCTAACAGATTTATAGCTTCGTCTAAGAAATTATTATTTACTAATTGATAAATATTGGTAAAATTAACTGAATGATTTTGAAATTGTGTCATTATTCTTATATTTTTAATAAAAATATTTATTTAATTCAATTTTTTTATTCTAATATTACATATATGAAAAACAATATAAATAAAATTAGTGATAACTTTAGTAAATATAAAATTAAGAGGAAAAAAGAAACAATGACAGAATTATGTTTACCAAAAAAATATACTTTACAAGAACAACAAAAATTTTTACGTGATTATTTTGGCAGTAAATATTCTAAAAACGGATTGCTAATTTATCATAAAATAGGCGCAGGTAAAACTTGTACTGCTGTATCAATAGCCGAAAAATTTAAAACTAAAATGAAAATTTTAGTAGTATTACCAGCTTCATTAATAGGTAATTTTAGAGATGAATTAAGATCTCAATGTGCTGATGAAAATTATATTTCACAAAATAATAGAGATTTATTAAAAACATTTAAACCGCGTAGTAAAATGTTTAAAAAAATTATTAATGAATCAAATAATAAAATTAATAAATTTTATACAATATATTCTTATCATAAATTTAGTGAATTATGTGAATATAATAAAATAAAATTAAAAAATACTCTATTGATTATAGATGAAGTTCAAAATATGGTTTCAGATAGTGGTACATTTTATAATAATTTAAAAGATGTAGTTGATAAAGCGGATAGTAAATCTAAATTAATATTATTATCGGCAACGCCGATGTTTGATAAACCTGTTGAGTTAGCATTAACTATGAATTTATTTAGATTAAATAAAGAAATGCCTACGGGAAAGGAATTTTCAAATATGTTTTTAAAACCATATAAGATTAATAATGAAATTCATTATAAAATTAAAAATATTAATAAATTAAAACCATATTTAAATGGATTTATATCTTATTACAGAGGTGCTAGTCCAAAAGCATTTCCTAAAGAAAATTTTAATATTGTTAGATGTAAAATGGAGCATTTTCAATATAAATCATATATGACAAGTCTTAGTACAGAGGAACATATGAAACATTCTTTTACAGATGCTGATATTTTAGATTTATCTACTAGTTTTTTATTAGGACCTCGATTAATATCAAATATTAGTTTTCCAAATAAAAGTATTGGTACTACAGGATTATTATCATTAAAAAAAAATTACTTAAAAACTATAAATATTAAAAAATATTCAAAAAAATTTTATAAAATTTATAATAAAATTAATTCATCACAAGGTCCTATTTTTATTTATTCTAATTTTAAAGATTCAGGTGGTATAAAATCACTAGTAAAATTTTTTGAATATAATGGATATAAAAATTATAAAACATATGGTGAAGGGAAAAAAAGATATGCTGTTTGGTCTGGAGATGAAACAACAGCTACAAAGGATGCGATTAAATTTACTTTTAATCAACCGGATAATTATAATGGTTCTAAAATTAAAATATTATTTGGAACTCCTTCTATTAAAGAAGGAGTTTCATTATTACGGGTTGAACAAGTTCATATATTAGAACCATATTGGAATATGTCTAGAATATTACAAATAATTGGAAGAGCAATTCGTTTCTGTTCTCATAAAGATTTACCCACAAATAAAAGATTTGTCGATATATTTTTATATTTAGCAACTCATCCAGATATTAAAAAAACAGCAGATCAAAAAGTATGGAGTATGGCAAAAAGAAAACATGTATTAATTAATCAATTTGAAGATGTATTAAAAGAATCAGCAATTGACTGTAAAATATTTTATAATAGAAATGTATATCCAGGAGAAAAACCAATAAAATGTGGATAATAATTCAATTAACTAAAATAACTGATACAAAAACATATTTGAAATCTACATTTCAATTAAAATTACTTTTTCGAAGTATTTATTACTCTTTTCCAAGGTTAATGTGTATCATATTGGTTTTATTATAAACGTCCATTAATATATGAAAATGTGAATAAAAATATATAGATTTATGTAATGAGTTGTTTATATATAGACGCAGATAATGTATCTTATAAATGTATAGAAGATATATTTAATAATATTAAAATAGAAGAATTAATTGTTAAAAAAATATATGGGGATTGGAGTAAACCTGAATTAAAAAATTGGATCAATATTGTTATAGATTATGGGTTAGAACCTATCCAATGCTTTAGAATAGGAAAAAAACAAAGCACAGATATAAAATTAATTACAGATGTATCTAATGATATATGTTCAAATAATAATATTAATCATATTTATTTGGTATCTTCTGATATAGATTTTACACATTTATGTCAACTAATTAGACAAAAATCTATATATTTAACAATCTTATCATTACAAGAATCAGTTTTAAAAAATTATGCTAACGAATTTATAAATATAAATAATGAAGATAAACTATTACTAAAATTAGTAGATATAATGAGTAATAATTATGTTATGACCTTTGCTAAATTTAAAAAAGATGTTAAAATAAAATTAGATAGGAAAATAGACGATATTATTAACGAATATAAAGAGGTTTTTATGTTAACAAAGAAAAAAAATAAATATTATATAATCTATATTAATGATTTTATAGATTATACAAAAAAAAATTTTTTAAAAGATAAACATATAATAATAGAACAGTATAAAACAATATTCTTAATTTTAACATTTGAAGAATTATATAATTATTTATTCTAAAATATCACATTTTAGATAATACTTTTATTAAATTAAAGAAAATGTTGACCAAAATCCAAATGGACCAAATGGATTTTTACCCTTGAAATATGTTCCCAAATTAACACTTTCAAAATCACTATCATTAATACTTTTAATAATAGTATAATTGTGAATTTTATTAATAGGAATAAAAACCGGAATATAAATTAGATTTTCTGAATTTTCAAAAATAAAATTTCCATCCTTTTCATTAACAATCCTATTAACACCGATTGAAATCATATTATCTGATTTTCGAATGAGTATTTCTGTAATTTGAAATCGTAGTTCAGTTGACACGTTTGATTTTGAAATATAATTAGAAATATCATAATAAAAATTATCTAAAATTACACCCTTATAATTATTTTCTTGAATTACTTTTTTAATATATTCGGTTAAAAATATTTTTTCTGTATTTTTCATTGCGTAGATAAAAGTATTATCATTTTCCATATCTTTACTATGGAAGGTAAAATTATTTCTTTGCTTCATAATTGAACACATTAACTTCATTAACTATATTTCATAATGTTTTTTTATTCAATTTTTTATTAATTGTACCCCTTTTAATGAACCTTCTCTTGCTTTATCAAACCAGTTTTTATCTTTACCTAGCAATAATTCTTCGTTTAAATCTATATCATAAAATTCTTCATATTCAGGAATTGTCCAAATTAAATGTTTTAATTGTGGTAATCTACCAATTTTTTTTGCTTTATGTAAAGTTCTGATATTATAACAACTATCATCTAAAAATTTAGAGACTTTTAATTCTCTTAATTTCATATCTTTAGGACTTACTCTCATATGTATATCATCTATATTAATTTTAATTCCATCAATACTATTTAATAAATCAAATATAGCTTTTTTATATTCATTATAGTTTGCTGATATAATTTTTACTTTAATTCTTCTTCTTTGTGCTCTTTTTATATCTTCTATTGTTTTTTTAAATAAATGAATTTTTAAGAAACTAAAATCATCTTTATTTATCCTTAATAATTCATTATCTGGACCTCTATGATCCGCATCAATTGGTTGTGTTTTAGACATTAATTTATGTATAACACCGTCAAAGTCATAAGCAAATACTGACATATTTATATATTTAGTTTTATATTTTAAATATTTTTTATAATAATAATTGTTCATATATATATTAAAGAAAACATTAAATTTATAATGTAAATGTATAGTTTTTGCTTTTTTCGCATGTCCTTTTTGATGCCAATATCTAAAACTATTTTCTAATATATCAACAAATTCAATAGGTTATATTTCTCTTCCTTCACTATTTGTAATTGGTGTTCCTCCTGATGAGTTAAAATAATTATGTAAAAGTGTATCAGTACCTCGAACAGTTGCTTGTGAATTATCATATTCCATATTTTTCTTTGTTCTTGTTTAAATTGTCTATAACATAAATTATGTAATCTTATATTTGTTAAAAGAGGAACATTACCACCTTTTTGTGATTTTAAATATACTCAACATAGGAACCATATAGTATATATAAAAACATTTTTATAATGTTCATTATATATTTTTTTATTTGTAGACCAATCGTCATTTAAGTTAAAATAAAATAATATTATTTGAATGTGTATTTGATAAAAATCATCTTTAGTATACTTTTGTAATATAATATTATCTTCTGAAACACCATTAAATCTAACAATATGAGATTCAACAAAAGAATTATAATTTCCTTTGTACACGGCTTGTGAATAATCTGTATATAGGTCTTTTTAAATTACTTGGAAAAACAATATTAGAAGAGTTATATATGGTATATTTTTCATATATTAACTAGATTTATATTAGATATAAATTTTAATATTTTTTTTATTTTTAATAATTTTATTAAAATATTTAATAACATCATTTGTAGTAATTAATTTTAATTCTTTAATCATTAATTTTTTTCTATCAATATTCATAGTATTTAATTTTATTTTATTTAAATATAAACTATGTAATTCGGATATTTTTGTTTCTTCTATTTCTAATAATTCTTTTACAGTCGTTTTAAAATTGTTTGATAAATCTTTTAAAATTGTGTTTTTAAAAGTGTTTAAAAACACATTTACATTTTTTTCTAAAATATTTATATCTTTTATTGACTGAAGTTTAATATATAAATAATAATTTGGATATGAAAGTTTAATTCCACTTTTAACTAAATAACCTAATTGTTGTTTTGTTCTCAAGTAATCATAACAAGGTTGATCCATTAATATAGTTATAATTAGTAATAATGTATTATTTCTAATATTATATTTACCTGAATAAAAAGTTACCATTAATAAATTATTATTTTCATTTTTATTTGGATGTTTTACACTAATATTTTGAATTTTTTTAGAATTATTTAATTTAGGTAATTTAATATTCTTATTTACTATTTTAGGCAGTGTATCTTTTTTAATATTCCCATAAAATAAAACTATTTTAGGAATATTTTCAAAATTAAAAATGTCTATTACTCTTTGTTTAATAAGTTTTAATAATTTTATCTTATCAAATTTAGTTAAAAATACTAGTTTCTTTTCATAATCGTAATCATTTGGAATTATTTTTTGGTTAACTAATATATCACTATAATCCCAAGGACTTAATTTAGATACATTTTTAAAATTTTCAATAATATTATTAATTTCTAAATCTAAAATATAATCATTATCATTATTACTTTGTAATTGTTTACTTAATTCTTTAAAATATTTTAAAATATTATTAAAAAATAGTACATATTTATCATTAAATCCTGTAATATTAATATTTATATCTGTATATAATATATTTGTTATTAAATTAATATTGTATCCTAATTCAAATTCTTTAAAAAACTGTTTTGATAACTTGTAATTTATAAATCTTACTCCTATTGTCGTTGAAAAATAATTTTCTATTGTATCAAAAAATGTTTTATTTCTTAGAACAATTGTAGATATAACACTAGGAGTATTGAATTTAGAACTACCACCGTAATAAATATTAGTTGATATATTTTTAGGTTTTTCAAATTTATCCAAATCTTTTATATTTTTAGGTTTTATGTTTATAAAATCATTTTTAGTAGGTATATTAAATTTAAAAGATGATGATAATTGTTGAGAAGATTTTAAATTTTTATATTTAAATTTATAATAATTTTCAATTTTAAATTTATGATTACTTAAATTATCACTACAAGAATAAATCTTAAAACATTTATCAAATTTTAATAATTTTAAATTTTTTTCTAAGAAACTATAATTTTTATCTATAATTAAGGATGCCCCACAATAATAATGATTTTTATCATAGTATTGCATATTATTACATATAACATCAACTAAATCATTCTCATCGCTAATTTTTGTATAATTAAATAATAGTTTACTTTTTTTATCATAATAATCATACAATTTTTTCCAGTTTAATTTATCTAAATTATCAAAATAATATTTAACATAAGAATTAATTTCATTAAAGGTAATTTTAATATCTGTGTTATAACTTTTATTTACATTAATCATTAATAAAAATAAACCCTCTTCTAAAGTAGTTGCCGATAAACTTTTAATTAAACCTTTTTTGAATAAAAATCTTTCTAAATTCTCTTCTTCATCTCCTATAATAGTATAGGCAATTATATCAAAAATACTATTTTTTAAATATTTAAATGGTAAATCAATTTCCCAAATATAATTTATTTCTGTTGTATCAAACATTGGAATAATTTGATATTCCATATTTTGATTATTATAAAAGTCATCTTGTTTAATAATATTATTTTTTTTTATAATTTTATTTGGAATATTATTAAAAATATTAGTAAATATTTTATTAGTTTTGTTAATTGAATTAGGTGATATTATAGCAACAGTCATATTATTTGAACAATAATAATTATTATAAAAATTAATCATTTCGTTTCTAATATTTTTCTTATTTAATGTTTCTAAACTACCTGTTGAAAATTTATTTATAATAGTATTTTTTTTTGCTAATGTTTTTATAAAATGATTTAATCTCCACATATCATTATTTATGTTTTTCATATGTTCTGAATTTATCGCATTTATTTCACGAGAAACAGAACTAGAATTAAAAAGTGGATCTATAAAAAACCTAGAAAAAATTTCTAATATTTTTTCAAAATAATTATTATTAACCGAAAAATAATAAACTGTTTCGTATAGAGCTGTATAAGCATTAGAACTACCACCGTGACATCGTAATGTTTCATCAAAATAATTTTCTTTTGGATATTTTTTACTTCCTAAAAACAACATATGTTCTAAAAAATGTGCTAAACCTTGATAATTATTAGGATTATCTATTGATCCTGCTTTAATACAAACACATACAACAGCATTTTGAATATTAGTGTCTTGAATAATTGTATACTTTATTTTATTATCTAATTCGTTTGAATAAAATTTTCTTGTTTCAGTTTTAGGTATTTTCATTAATAAATATTAGAAATTTTTTAATATTTAATATTTATTATAATATTGTAAAATAGATTAACAAACCACTAGATATAATAATTAAACATACTATAATTATAATTGAAAGTATTGAAAATGGAGAACATTTTTTTAGAATATCTTTTTCAACCCCCTATTTACATAATTCACGTACTATCTTTTTTTCTAGAGGTGACAAGTATTCAAAACTGATTTGGGTTCCGTCGGAGAAAAAATTTTCTTTATAGGCATACATATAATTTATATTAGATTTTAATAATTTTATTACAATCATAATAAAATAAATTACAATATTCTGAAGCGAAAAAATCAACAAATTTATAATAATAATCTAAATATTCTATTGGATCTATATCTTTTAGTTTAAAATCATCAATATTATCAATATCTAACCAAATACCATCAATACAATATGATAATATATTTAATAGATTATGTATATATTTATAATCAGTCGCTTTATCAATATAATTTGTTTTTTGTAAATACGGTGTTATTAATAGGTTATGACTCATTTCATTAAAATAAAACGGTGCACCTTTTTTTTTATTTAATTCAGTAAATATATTTTCTTGTAATTCATTCATATCATTCATATCCATATAGTTAATCAATTGTTTTATTGATGGTGCTATAATATAAGGATAATTATGTAAAGAATCAAAACTATAGTGTTCAAAATTATCAAATAAAATATAAGATTGTAAAATTAATATATTAAAATATTTATTAATTAATGAATTATCTATTTTTTTGTATATATTATTATAAAACTTATTAACAGTTGTCAAGTTAATATATTGATTGTCTAAATATATATCAGAAAATTGTGTTTTATTATTATAAATATTTATTTTTAAATTATTATATAATAATTGATAAGAATTATCATCTATAATTAAATTTTTTTCTAATTTACTTAATCCATAATTTTGTATATCTAAATAATCAAACATATAAGATAAATAATTTAATAGATCTTCTTTTATATTTTTATTTAATTTGTCTAGAGGATTTAATTTAATTTTATATTTATTATAAAATACATATCTAATGTCATTAGATTCTAAATTTAAATTTATACTTCCTTGATATGATAAATATGGTATTAATAGTTGATTAATAATATCATCAATTGAATAATTTAATTTATTAGTACATAATAAAATAAAATTATAAGGTAATTTAAAATTTTTATTTAATAAAATAATTGTAAATGTATTTTTTTTTTTTATAATTTGTAAAAATAGTTTAAGATTATTAAAATCAATTATACAACTGTTATTAATATTAATAATAAATAAATTCTTCTTTTGTAATTCATAATGAGATTCAAAAAGGATTTTAAAATTTATTTCTGTACTTAAATATAAACTTTTAGGTAAAACGTCATTCCCAAATAATAATATTATAAATAAGAAATCATAAATGATACTAATATTAATATTTTCCGATATATTATTAATATACTTGTATTTTTTTTTAATTTCTTTAATTATATCTTTAGCTGATATAACATCAAATAAATTTAATTGTGATAAACTATATTTTAATAAAAATATATTTTTAGAATCATTTTGTATTTGAAATAATATAATTAAATTAATAAAATCTGTATCACAAGTATGAATATAAATATCAGTATACTTTTTCTTTTTACCTAAATATTTAAAAATTTTAATGTCTGCTTCTCCATTTATTTGACTATTATTTATATATATATATTTATTTGAATAATGTTTTTTTAATTTATTTTTTAAAAAATTACTTAAATTAATAATTATTTTAGAGTTCGGTCCTAATGATTTATTAAATGAATAATTGTTTTTAACCCATAATAGATATTCATAATAATATTCATTATCACAAATTATATTATCTTCTATATTATCAAAATAAACTTTATACAGTTTTTTTTTTTCTACCGATTCTAAATAATTTTTGGTTCGTCTTTTTCTTTGTTCTATTATTTTGGCGTATGTAGGAATTCCATCAAAAAAAATATTTATTGTTTTTATTACATCTATAATGTGTGTTTTATTAATAACATTTATTAAATAATTAAAAATACAATTGTATAAAATAATAATCATTTCATCATTATTTAATAAATTTAAAAAATTATCATATAAATTTTCATATTTTGTAAAATTATTTAATAAATTATAAATGTTTGTATTTTTAAGATATTGTTTATTTAAGGTTTCTTTAATTTTTTTTTTTATAATGTGTTTAGGATTATAATTTAATCCACATAATATTTTTAAAATTTCATTCATATCATTTTCGATTATATTTATACATATATAAATTATAAAGTTAATATCAAAAATAATATGTTTTGCTAAAAAAAATCCTTTATTATTATCATTTAAATAATATTTTTTTATTACATTATCTCCTAAATTTTTACTAAAAAATGTAATTAATTTTTCACATCCCATTTTATGTTAATACTATTAATTAATAAAATATCTTTATGTATACTTTATTAATATATTATTATAGTAAATCTTTAATAGATTGAATCAAAGAAGGAAATATATTAGGTTTATGTACGTGATATCCTATTTGACAAGGTTCATTTTTTCTACAATAATAATATTTTGTTATTAATAATTATTCCTCAAGAATAACAATATTTCCCATAATACTTTACAATCAATCGTATTATAATAAATAATATCTTTCATTGTTGGTTCATTTTGTGTTACAATATCAGTGTGTTTATATAATTTGAATGCTAAAAGCATCGCATTTAATCCATTGGAACATACACTTTCAGTATTCCAAGAACTACTAATTAATTTATTATTATACATAGCTTTAGCAATTGATTTTAAAGAAAAATTAAGCGCGTCTTTTACCACAATATTATTTTTAAGGAATACATTATATAAATCAAAAAAATTCATATTTGGTAAATTATGTTCTAAATGTCGTAATTGTAATTTATGATATTGTATTTTCTCTGCGCCACTCCAATGAATAAATATAGGGTCAGATTTATTTTCTTCAACTAGTAATATATTAACATTGTTCCACAAATTTTGTATCATTAATAATTCTTCGTCTTTATTATTTTTTTTTATGGTAAAACATTTATACTTCCAATTATTATTAATAGAATATCCTAAACCAATCATAAAAATTATATCATTGGAGTTATTATCATTAGATAATGTACATTGTCCCATATTAGAATTAATTGTTTCAAAATCAATATAAAATTCCATTGTATCATCTCCAAAATATCTCCATTCATTATTAGTTGTTAATGAATTTACTCTAATTAAATCTCGTTTTTGCCTATTAATTTTTAATATATTATTCACTGTATTATATATTTTTCCTTTTTTAAAACCTAAAATATCAGAATTACATTTTTTATTTTTCCAAGAATATACTTTTTTCATATGTGCTTTCTTTCTTCTTTCGACACCACACATCCATATACTAGTAATTTCATTAATACTACTATTTAATTCATTTTTGATACTTTTCCAATTACAGTCTTTTTCGTTTTTCATATTTGGATATAATTCAGGTATGGAAGGTAATGGATGTAATGACCATTTATGACCTTCGGTTCTCATTTTAATAATCCATTTCATTGCATCATCCACTTTTTTATTATATTCAGAATCAAAATTATTAAAATCAATGACTCCTAATTTATTCATAAAGTCATTAGAACTAGTTGTTCTATTATCTTTTGTACAAATCCATTTCTTACCTAATACAAACCCATATTGACTCTGATATCCTTGTATTGTTCCTAACGCTTTTGTATATAATAATATTTGACCTTTATAACAAGGAATACTATTACAATTTCTTAAATGTATTCCATCACTAGTTAAATATAAAGTAGAATGTTTAATATCAATAACAATATAATGATACGGTGTGTTTAATTTCGGAGATTTTTGTAAACAAATATTTTCTGGTAAAATTTGTGATTGAAAAATATCATTTATTCTATCAGATCTTACTAGTAAATCAGGACAACCATATATCTTATTTTCATAATCGTGTAAAACACCTTGATATATAATTTCTATGCCTTTTTTCATACAATTTATTGTTTCATTAAATTTATCTATAGATCTAGCTTGGTACGCTTCACCTATCTGTATAGTTTGAAATTTTCTTTGTAAAAATTGATATACTTTCGCTTCAAAAATATTCCCGTGTTTCATAATAAATTCAGTAAAATTATCAACCCCGTATACTTTTAAATTTGTATTTGGATATGACTTTTTATTATTTGTTTTGTTTGGAATTGAATTTATTGATATTATATTATATTCTTGTAACCAATCAAGAAGAGGATCTTTTAGTAAATAATTTCTAATTTTAGATGGTGAAATCATTGTATTCCAATTTATATTTGATTGTATGCAAGATCTATTATTCATTAATTTAATATATTATTTATTTTTTATATTAGTTTAAAAAAAATTAATTAAATATTATAATTATTAAATGACAAAACAAGATTCTTTTTCTTTAAGCGAAACTAGTGAAAGACTTTCCTCAAATATACTCGAAAGTACAAAAGCTGCTAAAATAACATCTCCTAAATTACCACAAATATCAAAAAAAATATTAAAAAACACTTCGAATAATTTAGATAAAACGATAAACTCTGTGAAAAATTCACTTAAAAAAAGTAGTTCTTCGAGAATTTCAAGTAAAGTTAAACCAACGGTTAAATTTTCATCTATAAAAAAAGTTATAAATCAAAAAAATAGTAAAATCAAAAATATGAATGCTACTGGTGTTGATAATGGTGATAATGGTGTTGATAATGGTGATAATGGTGTTGATAATGGTGATAATGGTGTTGATAATGGTGATAATGGTGATAATGGTGTTGATAATGGTGATAATGGTGATAATGTTGATAATGGTGATAATGGTGATAATGGTGTTGATAATGTTGGTGATAATACTTTTATTAAAAAGTTATATTCTTTTGTCCATCAGTCAAAAGTTGTATGGACTGTTCTAGGGTTAACATTATTATTAGTTGTAGTTATGATTATTAGATATTATATTAAAAATAATAATATTTCACTTAATTTATTTAAATCAAAAGAAAATAAAAAAATTGAAGATACAATGACTCCACAACAAATAAATGTAATACCAGATAATGTTATTGAACAAGCGGCAGAAAATGCAAGGAAAAAAATAGAAGAACAACAATCACAAATACACAAAGATTTGAAAGAACAAATAGAACAATTAAAAAGAGAAAAACAATCACACGATGCGAATTTAAGGGCATCGCAAGCCGCTATGGCATCGCAAGCCGCTATGGCATCGCAAGCCGCTATGGCATCGCAAGCCGCTATGGCATCACAAGTCGCTACGGCATCACATGCCGATCAAACCAATGAAGTTCACGAAAATATAGATTCTGATAATGATTCATTTATTTTAGAAAATATTGATAATATTGACGAGTCGGAAAGTGATAATAATAATTTGGATAAACAAAAATTATCCCAAGAAGAAATTGATACTATTAATAAACAACTTGAAGATTATACATAAATTTAAAATATAAAACAATATATTTAATAAAAAGGTGGTGATCTTATTTAAGACTTGATAATTATGAAAAGCAGTTAGAGATACAATATTACTCTTATAACAGCATATAAAAATTAACTTAATTCCTTTGTAAAAGTTTAGGGAATATGTATTATATTGGTTTAAAAAAAAAATATATTGTATTATTAATATAGTATTAATAATATATTATATTCAGTATATATTTTTCATATTTATAAGATATGTAAAAAATATATGCCAAATTATATTTGTTTTTAATAAATAAAATATCTATAATATACTATATATACGCTTACTGTTCCTTTAAGGAAAATTTATTTTATAGAATTTTTAAGTATACACTTTGGATCTATTTTAATAGAACTTTTATTATTTGTAGGAACAATGTTCAAAACACATTTTCCCTTTACTCCATATAATGAAGAAGTACAACCTAATTCTTTTTTGCTATTCTTTTTCTTTTTATCTAGACATCTAGATCTAAAATTTTCATATCTATCTTTAATTTGTTGATATGATAAATTTGATTTTTTATTTAACATTTTATTAACTAATTCATGTAAATCATAAACATATTTAGATAATGTTTCTCTATTTTTAAACACGCCTTTCCTAAGAGGTAATGATTTCCAGTTTTTTTTTAAATTATCTCTACAATATCTACAAGGTAATACGCCTTGTAAAGATTTAAAATACATATAATAATTATCTTTTTCATCTTTTGTCGGTTTTACTGGATAATTAAAACTAATAGTATGAAGCGAGTGCCATAGTGGAGGTCCCCATATAGATGTCATCATTCCATCTCCAGAAGAATATTCTTTTTCAGTAAAAACTTTTTGTGGCATTTATAATAACATAGAAAAAATAATAGAAAAATTGAATTGATATAATAATCTTTTAAAATATTATTATATTAATGCTATATAATATTCTAGTTATGACGGTAATTACATCTTCACTTCTTTTTAATCATTCAAAAACTTGTAAGTTTATGAATAAAAAAGAACTAGTAATGGTTACAAATGGTACGTGTAAGAGTAACCATTATGAAACAATAAAAGAACATGAAATAATTTGGGTTCATTTAAATATGGTCAAGAAATATGGTAAAGATTTTAAGATGGTAAAATCATCATGGATTCATTCAAACCCACAGGGTGATCATAGTGTACCAGCATTCCTATCATTTATACCTCAATCACAATTAATTTGGAAAACTATTTTTAATGGATGGTTTGTTTACCCAATGTATATTTATATGGGAGAAACATTACATTATAATTATGGGTATGATAATGAAGTTGATGGTCTATGTACTAAATATAGACAATGTGTATGTTACAAGTATGTATAAAAAATATAGTATAAATTAAATGAATAGATGGAATATAATAGGTTTAATTTTAGGTTTTATATTTGTAAAACTTATTTTTAATAATAATGAAAATGAACAACATAAATTGTCTTTTAATTTTAAAAATATAATAAAAAATGGTTCTTTATTTATTATGAATAAACACATTCATCATTGGTTAATATCTCTAGTTATTTTATTTATAACAATTCCATATCAAATAAAATATAAAAATAAACATATATCAATATTAAATGTTTTTTTTATATTATTTTTTTTACACGGTTTAACTTATAAAGATAGATTTATTTTTTAGATTTATCAGATTTATTATAACTTTCTAAATTTTGAATACAATTTTTTATTAATTTTTCAACATTAGGTAAGTTATAATTTTGAGCAGCGTAGGCACCAGAAAAAAATCCTAGTATAAAGTAAATCATTTATTTACCATTAGAAAAAAAACCATATTGTTTCGTTTTAAAAAAATTATCAATACGACTAGGTAATTGAATACATGCTTGAATAGTATCTACTTGTTCTATATTAGAAATCTGGTCCAAAAAATTTAAACCGTCAGATTCAATTGGATGAAATTTATACCAATACAAGATTCTAATTAATTTTGATGAATGAGCTAATCCAGTATGAACAATAATATTCTTTTCACTATTTAATATTAAAAGTATAATATACCATTCCATTATGTAACTAATAATATCATTAATTTTTTCTAATATATTTTCATTATTTTTTTTAATATTATTAAGAGATAATGTCATTAATTTAGAATTATTGTGTTTAAATAAATTGTATTGTCTTTTAATTTCTTCTAATTGTAAATGATTTTTTTTTTCTAATTTTTTATTATTACAACTTATTTTATTTAATTTATTTTTAATATATTTCGTAAATAAAAGAGAAGTACCGTTAAAAAAAGTATCAATTAAACTTAAATAATCAGATAAAGTAACTTTTCCTAAATTAGGGTCTATATCTAATAATTCCCAAGAAAATGGAACTAACAATGGTCTAATATCAAATGACATAATATTATTATTAGAATATGCTAATTTTTTTAATTCTTGTGTATGTTTAGAATTAGGCCATAAATCTTTTAGTTTGACTTCTTTTTGAGTAGATTCTTCTAATAATACATTATTTTTTCCTAATCTAGATTTAAAATAATCTGCCATTTGTATAGATCCTTCTTTACAATATGATACACCATCATGAACATCCGAAAATACTAAAACATAAATATTATTATATTTAAATAATACATATCCTATTGTTCCTGAAATAGAAATATTATTTGTCATATTATATTATATTATAAAAAAAGTTTACATTATAAATGGAGAACTATTCAAGTAAATCCAAAATAATCGAGTTAATAATTTACCTAACAATCTAGTAATAATAATTTCCTTAGATTGATAAAAGTAATGTTGAATAATTCGCACAGATTCTATAAAATCCATTAATTTTTCTCTAAGAATATTTTTTTCTATTTTATTATCTGTCTTAAAAAGACAATTAGATTGAATAGAATAGTATAATCTTCCGTCAACATTTTTTGGTAATTCCAACTCAATAGAATGTAATAATTCATAAATATCTATATCAGTTATTTTATTGAATACCGGTAATTTGTGTTCATAATCATCATTAACTTCTACTGGATCAATAAACATAAGTAGTAAATGAGCAATTTCAATTTGATGTGCTTCACATTCTGGTGAACAATTTTTATATAATTTTTTTATATATTGAATAAATATTGGTATCCTAAAACAGTTTTCAGTGTGTCTAAATTTCCATAACATAAAATTAAAATTATTATCATTAGAATTAACAAAATCCCACGCATTATTTTCTTGAATATTATAATTAATAATCTCATAAAAATCTCTACTTTCGTCATTATTTTCTTCCATTAAAAAGTTACTATATAATTTATTCCATCTATCATCTTTAGAAAGTTTTTGTGAAAAAATAGAACCATAATTCATTGTATCAAATCCTTTTATATTTGGAATGAAACTTACAGATAATTCTTTAATCCTATTCCAAGATTGTTCGATAAAAATAACATTACCTTCTTTATCTAATCCACGTCGTCCAGCTCTACCCGCCATTTGATGATAAAGCATTGTATCAATATTTGGGTCATTAGTAATAACAGAAGTTCTAAATGGCATAGACACACCAAAAACTAAAGATATATCACTAAAAACGATTGCTAAATTACCTTCACATGCTAGTGTTTGTACTAATCTAAGATATGTTTGTGGGAGACCTTTAACATATACCCCAATACCACGATACAACAAATCAATCATATAATTATATTCAGAACCATCGTTAGGGAAATATTTCTTTAATTTACGTACATAATCTTCAATTTGATATTGTGAAAAATATTGGTTCTTATTTAAGATAAAATCTTTATGTGGTTCATTTAATGATACATTTATATCTTCTGAAAATAAACCATCATATTTTTCATCCATCATAATTTTATGCATTTGTTTTTCACCTTTATTTTCTATTTTAAGTTGTTCTTTCTTTTTATCGATCACTTTTTGTCTTTTTACCAACTTTTGTAACTCTTTAAATCTATTAGGGTATTTTTTACTTTCCAAATCTTTGATAGTTTTACTAAATGTTTTAACTTTATCTAAACAACTATATGAATCAATATCAAATATAATAGCAGGTGTTTTATTTTGTTCTTTTAATGTAAAAGCAAATTTAACATTATCTATTTCACCATTATTGATATTTTCTGGTTTATATTGATTTAAAATATATTTAATAATTTTACTTTGTTTTGTTTTACCAACATCAACCATAAAATCAATTAATTTTGAAAAGTATACATTAGCTTCATCCAAGGTAATACGTTGGTCTAATGTAAAATATTTATTAATACACAATTCTCCCAAGTCAAATTTTTCTTCTAATTTAATTGATAGGTCGTAAATATCTGGTGGAGTTGCATTTAGATTTCTTTTTTTAATACTTTCATCTTTAAATTCATTAAAAGATACCATTGATAAAGGATGAATTCTATGTAGCGATGTATCATCTTCATTATAATAAAATTTCTGCAAGTTAAAAAATCTTTTATTACATTTTATAATATCTACTTTCTTTTGACCTGTTTTAAGAAACCATTCTTGTAATTCTTCAACATTTCCTATAGTTGCTGATAATGCTAAAATAGGTTTATCATAATATAATCTACAAATAGTTTCCATTTCACAACAAGATTGTTTACCAATCATATGTATTTCATCAACAACAATCCAATCTGGATTTATATTTAACATTGGTAAATAATTAATTACATCTTGAGGAGTACCAACTAAAATACCGGCATTATTAATTTTTTCGATCATATCTTCTCTTGTAATCAATGATTGAAAAGTTTGTGTTAAAATTGGTGTATCACGTCCTGTTGTTTTTGTAATCATTGCAGCCATTTGTAAACATAATGGAGGAGTAGGGACAACAACAATTGCATTAATATTTTTTGTATATAGATAACCTGTTAAAATAGATTTACCCGCCGAAGTTGGTGCTTGAATAATAGTAGTAGTATTTGAATTAATATTTCTAATTACATCTTTTTGCCATTCATCCAAAGCAACAAATCCAGTTGTATTTAATGGTGGCATATTGCTACTAAATTTATTAAACTGTAATTCAGTTGTGTCTAGATTTGAAATAATACTTTTCATTTTATTTAATAATTCAGAATATTTTGATAATACATCTTCAGATAATTCAAATTCATTAATTTTTTGATATATATAATATATCATATTTTCGTCATCTATTTTTCTTTCTGCTATCATAAATAATTTATGTATTCTACCAATATCTGTTTTAACATCACTATTCAAACCATATTTTTCTATATTTTCTAAATCCTTAATAATATTATTATTATTCTTTTCAATATAGTTTTCTAATCTAATGGTATCTGCTTTATTTAATTTGTCACCGTCTTTTTTTCTCTGTTTGATTTTTTCAATAACAGATAGTTGGGGATTAATCATCATATCCATTTTATGCGGATCTACTGTACTAGTATGTTTAATCTGACTAACACATCCATCTGTTGGTTTACGATATGTTGTCCATTCCCAAAATCCTCTAGGATTTTTATATTTATTACCGTCTTTAGTATTTTTCCCTTTGGTAAATTTGTTCTTTTTAACTAAGCTAAAAGCCATTATATATTAATTTAAATAAATTATTATATATATATTCAATTTTTATATTTCTTTAAATTACATTAGTATCAATATTAGTACTATAATTCAGAATAATATTATATTTATTAAAAATATATCTCATTGATAAATTTAGATGTCCGTTAAAATGTTTTAAAATTTTATTTGTTTCATCCATACTAATATCTATATTCATATCATTAATTAGTAATTTTAAAAATTCAAACGATTCAGTGTAATTAAATTGATTATCATCATTATTATAATCACACGAAAAGTCTGGTTGTGAAACTATATCACCGTGAGATATATAAGATTTAACTAATTTCAACAAGTGTGGTTTTTCAATACAAATTTTTAATAGATTAACAAAATCTTTATCTTGAAAGTTTTTAATAATCTCAAGATTAATAGTATGTATTTCATCATTAGATGGTTTATCCATTATTTCATCATCATCTTCTATTGGTAAATTACTTAATTTTGTTGATAATTTAATTGTTTGTTTTAAATTATGTTCACTTTCAGGAATAATTGTAAATATCTTATTTAATAATTCTTCTTTTATTTCTTCGTCATTTGAGAAAATATGAATAATACTATTTTTACCATTTTTACATCGTAAATCTAAATCTAAATCATCGAGTCTTTTTGCTAAATGAATAAAATTAACTTTCTTTATATTATTAATATTCATACCTTTATTCATAAAATCTAAATATATCATTTTTAAATTTATAGGTTTATATTGATCTTCATAAATATAATTATACGCGTCATTGAATTGATAGTTAATTAATTTGAGTATAATATTTGATTTATCCATTATAATTATAATAATATAAAATAACTATTTTTAAATCAATTTTTATTGATTTAATTTATCATATTTTGACATATATAATTGTTCATCAGCATATGAACTCTTATCTTGTTTTTTTTCACTTGTTTCTTCACTTCTAAGAAAAAGAGTAGGATTGATTTGACCATAATGTTTAGCATTATTATAGTAAGCCTCATACTTTTTCATTTCAAGATATTCAAGAGTAAGTAAAAGTTTATTACCTTCTGCTTCCTTTTTAATAGTTTCATATACTCCCTCTGCTTCTCTTAATTTATTTTGAAAACGAATTTCACGTGAAATCATTTCTCGTACTTTTTCTTGATTTTTCATTTCAAAAAGTCGTTCATCTTCTTTGGAAGATACAGCACGTTGTTTCTCTGCAAAAGCAACTGCTTTTTCTTTCTCGTTTTTATGAACTTGTTCAAGTTTAGTAGCTGATGCTTTCGCAATTTGAAGTTCTAGTTTTTCCTGAGCAATCTCGTTATATTTATTTTGTAGATTTTGAGGAATACGGGGTTTGCTCATACGAACAAAATCAATTACAACTCCTGATTCAGAATCTTTTTGATTGTCTTTCTGTAGAAATGTAAATAGTTCATCATCAATCGTATCAAATTTAGTATTATAAATTTCATCAGAACTCATCTTGGAACAAATAACATAAATTTGTGAACGAACCTTATTTTTTACTAGATAATCATCATAATTTTCACCAAATTTACTAACCGTTTTAATGACATAATCAGCTTTTAGATGATTACCAACTGCAATTTCATCAAAAATCATTTGGGTACCATCACTTGCTCCACATTGAACATCATTAATATAATCAGTTTGTGGCGTAATTTGGACTGTACTCCCCCAAGTATAAGGAGGTGGAGATTTAAGATGGAGTCCACTTGTAGTTACTACTGGGATAAGACGTCCAAATCTATAATAAATTCCTACTTCTCCGCGAGGAACGTTATGAAAAATAAACGCTGAAGAAATACAAGTAAATGACATCAATATTAGGAGTTTGAATAGCATTAATATATAATATTATTTTTTTTAAATATATACAAATTCAATTTTTAAAATTTAGTTATAAATAATTAATTTTATTATAATTATATATATATGAAGGGATTAACAAATCTTGGTAATACTTGTTATATGAATTCAGGTCTCCAATTATTACTAAATATTGACGAATTATATTTATTTTTCGATAAATATCAAAATGTGTCACATATATTAAATAAATTACATTTATTTTTTAATTTATATAAAAATAGCAATAAATCTGTATTAAATCCGGGCGAAATTAAAAATATTCTAGGTGATAGAAAGGATAATTTTAATAGAAATGATCAAGAAGATAGTTCAGAATTTATAACATTTCTATTTGATATAATAGATAGTGAATTAAAGAATAAAAATATAAATGATTCTTTAAAAAATATTTTTAATATTGAAACGGTCACGTCTGTAAAATGTAAATTAGTAAAATGTTTAAAAGAAAGTAAAAAAAAAGCAGATAATTACTTTTTAGATTTACAGGTAACATCAGATCTAACGGATAGTTATAGAAAATTTAAAGAGAGTGAAAAACTAACAGATGATAATAAGTACTCTTGTGATAATTGTAAAAAATATACAATTGCTCGAAAAAAAACAGAAGTATTACAATGGCCGAAACATTTATTTATTTCGTTAAATAGAGGTACTAATAATTTAAGAAAAAATAATAATCAAGTAAATATACCATTAATTTGGAGACATAATTACAGATTAGAAGGAGGGGTTATTCACAATGGAGATTTATCTGGTGGTCATTATATATATTTTGGTAAAAAACAGAACAAATGGTACTTGTTTAATGATTCTTCTGTGACTATATTAAATAAAGATAATCTAAATACTTTAAAAAATAACGCTTATATTTTACATTTTAAAATATATCCTAATATAGATGAATAATTTTTCAATATTAAATGATAATAATAGACTAAATATTTTAACAGATAATTTAGATAACCCAAAAATTATTCTTATACACTTACACGGTCTTCACGGTCATTTTCAACATATTTATGATTGTGCTGATGATTTTACTAATAGAACCGAAATATTAAAAAAAGCTAATATAAAATCATACGCATTAGAATTTAGAGGACACGGTAAAAGTTCAGGTAAAGTAGGATATTTTAAAAATTTTGATGAATTAATGTCTGATTTTGAAAGATTATTAGAGTATATTAAACATTTACATCCTAATATACCTACTTACTTATTAGGGGAATCAATGGGTGGCGGAATGTCTGTAAAAATAGCAATATTATTTGAACAAATAAGTGGTATAATATTATTAGCACCAATGTTAGGTGTTGCGAATAAAATAAAACCTAAAGATTACTTGATTAATTTTTTATTAAAAATAGCAACTCGTTTTCCTAATGTAAAATTAATAAATAAAACTAAATATAAAAAATATAAATATAAAGATTATAATATTAAATATATAGAATCAGAATATACCATCAAAAATAAATTAACATTAGGAATTTTAAAGGAATGTCATTTATTATGTAAATGGATAGATGATAATAAAATGAATTTTAATAAATCGTTATTAATAATACATTCAAAATTAGATGATATAACTTGTGTTGAAAAGTCAAAAAATTTTTATGAAAAATGTTCTTCACCAGATAAAGAAATTTTATTAGTAGATAATAGTGAACATTGTTTGTTAGTTCCAAATAGTAAAATTGATTGTATGCCTCAGACATTAATGTTAAAAATAGTAAATTGGTTAAATAAAAAATTATAGTTTAATTTTATTATACGCTTTTTTTTTAATATATTTTTATATTTCTTTTTAATGAATATAATAGAATTTAATATATTAAAAAATAATAATGTTAAATTAAACGTGTTAACACATAAACTAGATAATCCTAAATATATTGTTATACACCTTCATGGATTACATTCTTCATTTCAATCAAATTATGAATCACCTGATTGTTTTAAAAATAGAATCGAAATATTAAAAGAAAACTCAATATTATCTTACGGATTAGAATTTAGTGGACACGGTAAAAGTGAAGGGAAAAAAGCGAGTGTTAAGTGTATTGACGATTTACTTGCTGATGTCGATTCATTAGTAAAATATATAAAATTATATCATGATATTAATGATAGGAAAAAAAATCATATACCAATATATTTATTAGCAGAATCATTTGGTGGTTCAGTAGCAATAAAATATTCCTATATATATAATAATATATCAGGATTAATTTTATTATCACCATTATGTGGTTTTTCTACAGTTATTAATAATTGTAGTGTTACTTTATTAAAATGGTTATCGTATGTTTATCCTAATCTAGATTTGAACAAAATAAATATAAAAAAAGAATTATTAACTATTAGTAAAGAATATGAAAAAAGTAAAATTGATAATCAATATAATTTTACTGATAGATTAACTTTATGTAGTATAAGAGAATGTTATTTATTTATTAATTGGTTAAAAACAAATAGATCAAGATTAAATATACCATTGTTAATTTTCCATTCGGAAAATGATAGTGTAACTAATTTTAAAGCGACTGAAAAATTTTTTAATAAATGTTTATCATCTGATAAAGAATTAGTAAAATTTCAAAATAATGTTCATTCTTTATTAATACCACATAGTGATAATGATAGAACTCCAAATTATATATTAAATAAAATTAAATGTTGGATACAAGATATTAATTATAAAAAAATCTAATCTTAATTAATGGAAAGTAATTATTATAATAAATATTTAAAATATAAAAATAAATATTTATCTTTGCAAAAAAATATGTTAAATCAAACTGGAGGAAATATAAAAACAGATTTAATGTTATTTAAAGCTGAATGGTGTGGACATTGTAAAAATTTTATTCCAGTTTGGAACACTTTAAAAAATAATACTAGTTTAAATAAAAAATTTAATTTTATTACATATGATAGTGAAAAAGATTCCAAAGTGGTATCTAAATTAAATATACGAGGATATCCTACTTTACTTATTAAAAAAAACGATACAGTTACTGAATATAACGGTGCTAGAGATTTTGAATATTTAAATGAATATTTAAATAAATTTTAATTAGAATAAAATTCTATATAATCAGGATTATAATCAGAATTATTATTAATTAGATTAATAATTGTATCTATATTATCAATATCATATATATTTTTATTATTTATATCTGCCAAATCAGTACTTTTAATATTATCCTTTAATGATAAATTTTTTAAATTTGTTGAAAAATTTCTTATTATTTTTTTTTTCATTTTATTACAGTCGTTTATAATTTTTCTTTTATCCCTCAAAACCCATTTATTATTATTTTTTTTTAATACATTTATTTGTGATTTTTTAGATAAATTAATTAAATCATCCATATCCATTAATATTATAAATTATATAATAATATTATAAAAAAAATAAACTAATTTTTAGATATATTTAATATATTTAATAATTATTTATCATATCATATGATAGACATACTAATTTATCTAATTGAACTTCTGAAATATTAGCATCACCTGTAAATTTTATTGTTTTATTAAATTTACAACTATCAAAATATGATTTATAATATGTTAAATAAGTATCACGATCAATATCAACTTTTTCATTAAGTTTTCTTTCTTTGGTAGGTTCAGCACCCCTCCCGTAAACTGGTAATTTTTTAAATTCCCCTAGTCCTGCGGCACCTACGTGTGTATTTGTTAAAAAACATTTTGCCATTAAATATTCATAAGCAAAAATAATCAAAGGCTTAAAAAGAAAAAAACCCTCGGTTATTTTTTCCTCAGTGATTACAAGACGATTACTAATTATTACAGCATTATCAAATAAATACTTTAAAATTACATTAGAATGGTGTATTCTAGTTTTAAATGTTTCTAAATTATCAGAAATAGTCATAGTAGTAATATGGTGATTTGTAACCAAGTAAACTTTTGTTTTATAAATAATTACCTCTTTTCCCGCTATTCCCTGAATATTTTTAATAGTTGTATTGTTAGGTATACCAGTTTCTTTCATAATATCTAAATTATCTATTTTATAAATTGTAACAGTGGATAATGTAATATCACTGTTTGTTAATTTTATTGTGCCGTCTGGTTTAGTTTTTAAATGATGAGTTTTTGACATAAGCAATTATATTATTATAATTAATTAAAGTAAAACCACCAACACCTAAAAGTCTTACAAATTCATTATTAGGAACTTTTATCGTATTCTCATCAATTGGATCAAATAAATTTACATTATCCTCACCGAAATTATGTTTTAATCTTCTAGGTTTTAAACTAGTAATTACGTTTCTTAAAGTACCTCCTTTTTGATTATATATTATATTTTTTAAATAATGATATTTTGATTTATATTTAATATATTTTTTTTCTAAATCAGATATTAACATTATATATATATAAAGATATTTAATTATTATTTTCCAAAATTAATTTAGTATAAATCATTAATGGCATTAATAATTCTTGTACTTGATTATTAATTCTAATCTCTCTTATTTTTGTTTTTTCTTCTGCTGTTTTTTCTATATCTGATTTTTCTAATAAAAGTAACATAAATTCATCTATTTGATCATTTAGTGATTGTACATTTTCAGATATTTTAGAAAATAAACTTAAAGTTTTTAAGTCTAATTTTTTATCTGGTAATTCAATTATTGAATTAATTTTAGCCCTGTTTTCATTTAAAATAGTATTAAAATTTAACAAAACATTATCTAACTGTAACATATATTTATATACTATTATTATCTTTAACTAATATTTAAGAATAAAAAAGTATTTATTAATAATTTTATGAATTTGTATCAAATATTAGGAATAAATAATAATGCTAATGAACCAGATATAAGAAAAGCTTATTTAAGTATGGCTAAAAAATATCATCCTGATAAAAATAATAATATAGATAGTCAAAAAACATTTCATTCTGTAAATTACGCTTATAATATTTTAATAAATAAAGAAACAAGAAATAAATACAATGAAATGAATTGTTTAAATAAACATTCTTTTCATACATTTTTAGAAAAGATATTTTCAAACAATTTAAAAACTGATGAATTAAAATCATTTGGAATAACAATAACAAATGATGATTATGAATATTTACAAAATAAACTACTAAATATAATTGATAGTTTTAATTTAACTGACTTATTTTCGTTTTTTAGTAATAGTACAGTTACTAAAAAACAAATGAATGAAAATATTTGTTCAGAAAGTGATGTTAGTATTTGGGAGGAAGCTAATGCTGAATATTATCAAATAAATGACTTACCGATTCAATATCAAAAGTATAATACTAATAATATAATTTTAAATTTAAATATTGATATAAAAGATTTAATAAATCCACAAACTAGAATAATTACAATAAGAAGACAAATAGATAATAATCTAGTTAAAAATTCATTTGAATTTTATCCAAATAATCCATATATAATATTTTTTGAAGGTGGTGACATTGACTTTATAAATAATGGAAATTTAATTATTAAAATATCATTACCCATTGATTATTCTTGGGATAATAATATTATCTATTATAATTATGATATTCCACTTTACCAATATTTTTATGGTAATCCATTTATTTTTAATATTAATAAAGAACCTATTAAATTACTTGATTGGGTACCATTTAGAGATGGTAGTATTGTAAATTTAAATATTAAATTTCAAAAATATTTATGTAAATTAAAATTTAACATAAATATAAATAAATTAAATAAACACATTTTAAAAGAATATTTTAATTAGACAGAATTTGCTTCTTTATCATCCTTGAAAATTTTAGCAATAAAGGTTTGTAGTCCTCTTGGTTCAATTATCGCTCCTTTTTGAACACCTAGTTTTTTTGCTGCTTTACTTGAACTAATAACTGTTTTATTTGTAAGTTCTTCTTTAAAGCCATCTGCTTTAAATTTAGCATTTAATAGTTTTGTAATCTGTGGTCTTGCCAATTTAGTTCCTTCGGCTAGGTCTAGATATTTAACCAATCTTTCAGGTACTGGTACAACTTTCATTAATCCTGAATTATTATTTCCAGTTCTCGTTTTACGTTTTCCAAATTCACGTGTTAGTTTCTTGGAAAGTTTACTAAAAATTATATTCAATTCTTTTTCTACTTTCCTCTTCTCAGAATAAAATTCTTTCTTTAGTTTTTCATATTTCTTCTCAGAAGTTTGAAATGTAATCAACAAGTCATTATAATTAGAACGTTTCTCGTCATATACTTTTAGGTAATCTATACTTTTAAGTTTAGTATTTTTTGTAGATTCTGTTATAGAATCATTATTTTCACTATCAGATTCTGAAAGAATCGAATCATTATTTACAGCTGGAGTTTCTGACGTAGTTTCGGAACTAGTATCTGGTTCCGAAAGAGTTGAATCATTATTTACAACTTGAGTTTCAGACGTAGATTCGGAATCAGTCTCTGATTCCGAATCTGTATGGTTACTACTATCATTATCATCACTAGAATAAGGCATTATAATATAAAAGTCTAAAAACAATCTAATATATATTCAATTTTTTATATATCAAAAGATACTATAATATTTCCATTATTATTAGTATTATTAATCTTTGGTTTATAGTCATATTTTAGTTTATTTTTTTTTATATTACACATATTAATTGCGACCTTCTTCTTTTTAATATTTTTTTTACAACTTAATAATGAAGATTGAATAATATTGTAATTTTCTAAAGAATAATCATATATTTTCTTTGAAAAAAACCATCTATAAAAATTTAATTGACCTATTGTTGTTATTATACACATATCATCTAAAAAAAAAGGTATTCTAATACCTCTTCCAAATGGATCAAAATATTTTTTTTTATGTGCTTTTAATTGATCCTTATATGATGTATGAACATAAAATTTATTTACTATACCTTTTTCTTCTATATTATAATAAATTTTATTATATAAAGCATAATTTGTAACAAAATATTCAATTGTTCTTCTTGATATATAATTTTGTCCATTTATAATTGTATTTAATGTTTCAAAATCTTTTTTATTATTATAAAACTTTTTCAATGATTTTAATAATGTTAATTCCTGAGTTGTTAATTCTAAATGTTCAATTATTTTATTATTATTGTCATCCATATATAAGTTAAAAAATAATTATTTTTTAAATATATATCTTATTCATCAGATGTTGAACTCAAATTATGTTTTCTAACTAGTGTATTTTCAGTCGTATCTTCTAATGATATTTCTTCATAATAATTTTTATTTTCAGAAATATTATCTAACGTGGATACTGAGTGTACTATAGAATTAGTTTGAATATTATCAGTATATTCTTCTCTTATAAAAATAGAATTATCATGAATTGTATGAATAACGTCGTCAATTTCTTCACTATCATCTGTCAATTCATAATTATATTCTATATTTTCATTTAATTTGAATGACATTAAAACAGGTCTTATAAATAATCCAAATCCGTCTTGTGTAATCCATATAGCATATACTTCTAAAATACTTTTAACCCAACTATTTTCTTGAATAGAATTAACATCTATATTTCTATTATTATTATTTAATTTAGTTTCAAAATTATCTGTATTAATAAGTTTTAATTTAATCATACCATTTTTAAATTTTTTAGAATCAATACTACTTCTTATTATTTTTTGATATTTTATTTTATTATTATTTATAATATTATTAAACCATTTAGGATGTTCTCGTGCTTGAGAAATAATTGTATTATCTAATTCATTTAAAAACTTTATAAATTCCTTTATTTTTTCTGTAGATTTACTTAATAATGGTATATCTAATTCATAATTATTATTTTTAAAAATAGGTTTATGAGCATTCAATAAAGAAGGAGATTGAAATACTAAATTTGTTTGTTCATTAGAATCATTATTATATTTTAAATAAACAATTGTTTTTTTTGAATTAGATTTAATATCTGTAAATCTAATATTATGTAAATTTATATCTTTTATTTTGTATGGTTTCTTAAATGTCATATATATAATATAATAATAATTAATATTTAAATAAATTAAGGCTTTTTAGTTTTTACATCTTTTTTCTTCTTCAAAGAAGGTTTTGGGGGTGCTTCATCTTCTGAGTCTGAATCGTCGTCAGAATCATCAGACTCATCGTCATTAGAATTTTCATCTACTGCTTCTGTTTCAACTACACTGCTCGACATTGTATTTGTAACATCTTCCTCATCTGAATCAATAAAAGCATCATTGTTCTTGTACTTATCTAAAGAATTACTTGATGTTCGGGGTTCGACTTGTATTTTTTCCATTCGCCAAGTAACACCATATGTAGGTTCAGGAAGATTTAGTGCTTGTGACCACATTTTAACTGGTTTAGCAATAATGCACACATTTGCTAGATAAGAAACATTATTCTGGAATTCTTGAACATTATTTACTTCAAGTCTAGTTCGTGTACGTTTCTTTCCTTTAGGATCAGTTTCATCCTTGACAGATTCCCAAACTTCAGTAATTACATCTTCGTCAGGATAAGAAAGTTTAATTTTAAGTTTCATCCAAGGTGGTGAATCATCATCTTCATCAGTATCAGTATTCTTTACAATTGGAACATATTTAACTTTTTTAGCAAGTTTCTTTCCAAACCGTTCTTCTTTCGTTTCGGTACTAGACATTACTTTATCCAGTGCTACTAGTTGGTCATAAAGTTGCTTGACTTCTTTATCAGAAAGGTCAAGAGGAAGTTTAAGAAATGCTCTATCTTTATCAGTTGCATAGTATTCACCAATAGATGGAATACCGTATTTAAAAATATTGGTCCAAGGGAATTGAATCATCAAAGGAGATTCCGGTCCTAGTGTTGGATGGTCGTATCGAGGATAACAAATTTTCTGTTTTTGATTTGTTCCATTGCTCTTATCATCCCACGGAGAGAATGATAGACGTGTGTGGTCAAAGTCTACGGATTTAGTTGTAAGTTTGTGTGCCATTATTATAATAATCATTCTAATCCAAATATATATAAAATCAATTTTTTTTTTATTATCGTTTTAAAGATAATAATTACTAATATAGTAATGACAACTATTACTTCAAATTTTGATAATTTAGATATAAAACATGATATATTGAAAGGTATATACTTGTATGGGTTTAAAGAACCCTCGAGTATTCAAAAAAAAGGTATTTTGGCAATAAATAGTGGTAGAGACTGTATTATCCAATCTCAATCTGGAACTGGAAAAACAGCTACTTTTATACTAGGGGCTTTTAATAAAATGGAAAATAATAATAAATTACAAATAGTAATTATAACACCAACAAGAGAACTAGCAACACAAGTATATAATGTAGCAAAAGAAATATCAAAATTTACCAAATTTAATATTTCTTTATTAATAGGAGGCACGAATGTAGTTTATAAATTAAATAATTGTAATATGATAATAGGTACTTTGGGTAGAATAAATCATATATTTCAAAACAAAAATAATAATACAGATAATATAAAAATGCTCATAATTGATGAAGCAGATGATTTATTTGCTGATGGTATGTCTGAAGATTTAAATAAAATAATAAATAGATTAAAACCAGATATTCAAAAAGTATTAATATCGGCGACATTATCAAAAAATATTTTTAGTTTAGAGGATACTTTTTTAAATAATCCTATTAAAATATTAGTTAAAAAAACAGATATAACTGTTGATTTAATAACTCAATTTTATATTGACGTTGAAGTAGAAAATTACAAATTTGATGTCTTACTCGATTTATATAATATAATTTCTACAACACAAGCGATTATTTTTTGTAATACAATTAGAAAAGTAACATGGTTAAACAATAAATTAGAAGAAGAAAATTTTACTATTACAACTATTCACGGAAAGATGACACCTGAAGAAAGAAAAACGATTGTAAAAGATTTTAGAGATGGTAAGACCAGATTATTATTAACAACTGATTTATTAGCACGCGGTATTGATATACCGCAAGTTAACTTGATTATAAATTATGATATACCAATTTCAAAAGAAACATATATTCATAGAATAGGACGTTGTGGACGTTTTGATAAAAAAGGTGTATCTATTTCAATGGTTAAAATGGAAGATAACTCAGATGTTCAATTACTAAACAAATTGAAACATTATTATAAATTAAATATTGATGAAATTCCTGAAAATATAAATGAATATATATAGATGGATTATAATATAGCGTTTTTAATTACATTAAAAAATTATGATAGATTTTTAAAATATTTTAATAAATTAAAATATTTTCCTAATTTAACTGTTATATTTGTATATGATGATAATGATAAATTGGATAATAAATTTACTAATTTTAAAAAGGAATCAAAATTTAAAGTTATTTATAAAAAAATAAAAAATACAAGTAAATTTAAAACAATTAGAATTTCTAATGCTAGAAATAAATGTTTAGAAATACTAGATAAATTAAAACACATAGATTATCATTTTGTTATTGATTGTAATAAAATAAATTGTATGGAGTGGAATATAAATATATTTAAAAAATATTTAAAAGAAGATACTTGGGACTGTTTATCATTTAATAGATGGAAATATTATGATATTTGGGCTTTAATGTATGAAAATATATATCATCATTGTTGGGGATATAATTCTAGAAATATATGTAAAAAAGTAATTAAAGTTACTAAAAATGATATTAAAAAAAAATTATCTGAATTAAAAAACAATGAATTGTTTCCTTGTCTTTCAGCATTTAATGGTTTGGCTATTTATAGAACAAAAAAATTTAAAGGTATTAAATATGACGGTGAATATAAAAATTTAAAAACCATTATTAGTGATGAACAAAGAGATAAAACATTAAATTTTTTAAAAAATAAATGGTGTTTAAGAGATAAAAAATTAGAAATAAATGAAAATAAAGTAGAAAGTTGTGAACATTTGTTTTATCACTTATCAGCAATAAAAGAAAATAATTGTAGAATTAGAATATCAAAATTTAGTAAAGATTAAAATTTATTTCTAAGATATAATATTAAGGGTGTAAATAAATTAAGTAGGTACAACAAAATCAAGTTCACTAGTTCCATATTTAATAATATCTTCAAATATACTTTCTTTCTTAATATTTGTAAATGATGTTCTACCACTCGCTTCATCAATAATATATTCGGTATCTCTTATTTTTTCGGTATCAAGTAATAATTCAAAAGCACCGGTACCACCATGAACTACTCTTCCAATCGTAACTTTAGATGATATAGATTTTAAAGTATCTTCTTCGTTAAATATAGCGGCAGTAGTAAAATGATCAACCGTTTTTTCAAAAGAAGCACGAGTTAATGGATCGATATCTAATTTATTTAAACCGTGTCTTGTAATGGAAGTTATATTACCAGTATGTGTCATAAAATCAACTAGTAATGATATATGTGCATTATTAATAAATCCTGCAGAATTAAATGTAAATATAATTTCATTTATTATAATTGATTTTGCAGCTTCAATGCCATAAAACATATAGGCTGTTTGAACATCATTTATAATTGTACGTCTATTATCAATACCTTTTAAAAATTTCAAGTCAATTAAATTTATACCAGAAGTTAATATATTATATTCATTGCCTACATTTTTACTACCATCTTCTTTAAATGTTACATATAATTGTTTATTTATATATATATCATTAATATTATCAATACCTTTTAATGTTACTGTATTAAGAACTATTTTCATAAATCTTGTTAATAAACTATAATTAAAGTTATTCATTTTAAATCTAATATGAATAATATTATTATTATTACTTAATATAGCTAATTTATCTATAGTACTAATAACATCTTTTAAATTTCTTTTCATATTTTTAAGTGTAGTAAAATTATTATACCAATAAGTTATAAATTTTGTTTTTATATCTAGCAAAGTAGTTTCTTTATCCATAAGGGTGCCTATATTTAATTTAAATCTAAATACAAATGGTAAATTATTAATATCGACTTTATTATTATTAATAAAAAATGGATTTGTTGTATTATCATCCTTTAATAATTTAGATAATTCATCTGTTCCATTAGTATTGTAAAAAATTTGGGTCGACTCCATTAATTCCCCTATTGTTAAGTGTTTAAAATATGAACCAATTTTATTAACATCTTTTGCGTTTGTATTATATTTTTTATCGAAATAAATAGTCATCTGAGGTGTCTTAATTTTTTTACTATAACCAAATAATTCTTCTACTCTTGATAAACCTGTTGTCACCTTAACTTTTGAAATAACACCTGAAGTATGTTTTTCGTCAAGACTCATTTGAGTAGTTGGTTCACCAAGTGATTGAGCAGCAATAATACCAACCATTTCTCCCGGATCAACATTTGATCTAGAAAAGGACATAATAATATCATTCATTAATTGATCAAATTTATCTTTTGTTAAATTATATTCAAAAATACATTTCTTTGGACAAATATATTCATATAAGGCTATTTTTAAAATTATTTTATACATATTCTCATCTTCATTTAATATTTTAATATTTTTATTCATTAAAACTAATAATCTATTATCATAATTATTTATCATATCTTCTAGTTTTTCAATAATATAATTTGGGTCTAAATCTATTTTATCACTATTACTTGTATATTCTTGTGTTAAACGATAAAAATTAATTGGTAGCAAAAAACTATCTTCTAAAATTTTATAATTATAAGTCGTATTATAATAAATATCTCGTAAATTATCTCTAAAATCAATAAATTTATTATAAATATCATCATTCATTGATTTATATTTTTTTGAAAATACTTTATTAAGTTTATTTAATTCTTCTATTGAAAATACTAATTTATTTTTAATATCGATATTTGACATTTCTATTAATTTAATTTTTTGTTCTGTTTGTTTAATTGTGTCTATTCCTGATTCACCATATAAATATTGTACTACAACGTTATTTGCCGTTCTTACAGTACCATCATAATGAACGTGTAAATCTTCTAATGATTTAATTAATTTTCTTTGAATATATCCAGTTTGTGCTGTTTTAATAGCAGTCGAAATTAAACCTTCTCTACCAGTCATTGTAGAAAAAAAGAATTCGTGACCTTTATAACCATCTACTAAATTAGAAGTAATGAATCCACGTGCCATAGGTGTATCATCATGATAATGAAATAGTGGTAAAGTTCTATTTTCAACTGATTTTTTTATTCTTTCACCACCAAGAGAAATTTGTCCCTGACACCCCGCTATTTGTCCTATATTTACAGGATTACCTTTACCACCCGAACTAACTAATATTTTTAAAGCATTGTCATTTGGTAAAGAATTGAAAATATTTTTACCAATATTAGGTAAAATCGTACTTAAATCTGCTCTAATCGTAAACTCAATAACAGATGGACTAATATAATCTTTCTCATTTTCAAATTGAGTAATTTGATGTTTTATTGCTAATATTTTATTATGTATAATTTCATTATTTAATTTAATTAATTTATCATCAATTAAAACATCCTTAAATCCAACTGAAAATCCTCTATTCATTAAATAATTTAAAGTTAATCTTTGAGTATTATCAATAAATTGCTGTGTTGCAGTTGGTCCATATTTATCCCATACATAATGAACAATCGAATTCTTTTTTGTTCCTAATTGTGCTTTATTTAGTAAACCTTTTGTTAGATTTCCATCTTTAATTTGAAACGTTATATTACCCTCATTTCTTTTTGTTGAATTTATTCCTTTTGGAATAATATGTGAAAATAATTCAGAACCTTTTATAGACTTGTTCTTTATTAATTTATTTTTAGATTCTGATGTAGTACAACATAATAAATTAGCAGCCAAACTATAATCTATTTCTATATCATCAGATAATACAAAAGCACCATATAAACTATCTTGTTGACAACCAATAATTGGATTAGAATCTTTAGCACCAATAATTTGATATTTAACATTTGCTATTCTTGCTAGTTCAGTACGAGCTTGAATACTTTGTGCTAAATGTAAATTCATTTCATCACCATCAAAATCAGCATTATAAGGATTACATACATTTACATTTAATCTAAAAGTATTAATATTATCTCTTTCTAAAACATGAATTTTATGTCCCATCATAGAAGGTTTATGTAAAGTTGGTTGACGATTGAATAAAACATAATCTCCATTAACAATATGTCTTTCAACTATATCTCCATAAGATAAGGTAATATTATTTTTCCTATATTTTAAGTCTATTCTTTGATTAATTGGTTTACCATTAATTATAATAATTTTATGAACGTAATTAGCACCAGGATATTTATCTCTACCATTTAACACTAATTTTGTTAGTTTATTTATATTACGAGGTGTTACTTCTTCAGGTATCGTTAAATCTTTAGCTACTACTAAAGGTACACCCACTTCATCGATATTAATGTTTGGATCACTTGTAATGACAGAACGTGCGGAAAAATCAACACGTTTACCCATTAAATTACTTCTCATTCTACCTTCTTTTGCTTTTAATCTATCTGATATAGATTTTGTAAGTTTACCACCAGATCTAAACTCTGTTTTAGGTAATGATGCTGAATCATTATCAAAATAAGTAGCAATATGATATTGTAATAATGTTGTAACATCATATAAATTATTATTATTTTCTTTGTTCATTTGTTGTCTTACTCGAATATTAGCATTAATAATATCAGCAATTTTTAAAGTTAATGAATCCTCCATTGTGGACGCAGCCATAAAATCAATCTTAGAAGTAGGACGTATACTAACAGGTGGAATAGGAAAACAATGAATAATCATATGCTCTGGTCTTACCTCTGTAGCATCAAATCCTAATAAAAAACAATCAATCTCAGATATGTTTCGTAAAATATTATAACAAAATCGAGGGGTTAAATATTCTTTTAATATTTTAACTTCTTCTGTTTTAATACCTGTTTTATCATCTGTTAAAATATTACCTACTTCTTTTTCGAGGAGGATCCGTACAGATGCTGATGATTCTTTAACTTCTTTTTTAATTTTAGGTACAGAAGTACCACAATTATAACAATAATTAATATTTTTAGTTAATTCTTTTATTATTTTATATCTAGTTTTACCATTTTTATTTATAAATTGTTTAAGAATATCATCGTTTTTTTCTATAAGAATATTAGAACACTTCAAGCATGTACATTTTAAAATATTTACAATATGGATTAAAAAACCCCAATGAAATACATGTTCTGCCAAGTCAGTATGACCAAAATGTCCTGGACATTCTAAATAATCTAGACCACACGTTGTACAATTTAAATATGGGTCACAAGTACCTAATCTTAAATCAACTAGACCTCCTTTTTTTGGTTCATATGCATCATAAGAGTCAGGTAAATTAATTCCAAATGGATCTTTACTAACAGCAGAATATTTTTTAATTTCGTCATTAGACCAAATTGAAAATTTAATTTTTTCTATTGTCTTTATATCTTCAGAATAAAACTTTGAGTTAATTGACATTATTATTATATCATAGAAACCTTTAAATATAATATAATGTAAAATCAAATTTTTTTATAGTTTAATTTACAAATTATTCTAAATTAATATTTCTATAGACGTTGGAATGGTGATTATTAACCTGGTATATATTTGTTTATTAAAAAAGGGTGCGCATCTGAACCATCTTTTGTAGGATTTTTATTTATAAAAAGTGCACCGTGTGGTGTTCCTGTAGTAGTACCATCATAATTATGATCATTATCTCCTAATAATACTATTTCACATTCAAACCGTCTCCATAAAAATATAGGAAATGCTAATATTTTACTTTCTACTTTAAACTTTTTTTGATTTGCACTAAAATCTTTAGCACAATTTAAACTAAATGATACTGGAATTATATTTCGGACTGATAAAGGTACATCATCTGGTATACCAAGTAATGCTTCTTCTGATCTAACTAGTAAACTAGTAAAGGTAGGATATTTTAAATCATTTAAATCAAATGGAAAACTACTCGTTGGAGGAGCGCCAGCAGCAGCTCCTCCACCACCTGGTGTAGGTTCCGCAAGTTGTTTAACCATATCTCTTATTGTGTCTATTGTATCATCTCTTTCACTGTGTTGTGATAAAAAGTTATATCCCCTAACCCATTCATTAACTACTTCTTTATAATCTAAATATAATGTTGTATGTTCAAATTCATCTGCTCCATTTTTATCTGTAATAAAAGCATAAATTAACCAATTTTTAAAATATTGTCTAACATCAGGAGGAATCGCAATACCACTAGATGTGTTATAATCTACCAACCATTTTTCTGCTTTTTCATCTGGTGTACTAAGAGTTTCTTTCATATTAGTAGGTAAAACCAAAGGTAATGGGAGAACCTTATATAATGTAACTAATTGTTCTATTGTACCTCCTCTAAATTTAAAAGGGTTTAATTTTTTTATCTTACCATCAAAATTACATACAACGAATTTACCAGGTTTATATTGAAAAGCAATACCATAATCACGAGTTTCCATATGTGATGTTCTCGTTTGAAAATACTCAAATCTTTTTGAAGACAGAGTCTGTGGTTCTTCAGTAGTATATAAATATATATCACCGTCTTTTGTTGTTGGTTTTTTTTCAACTTGTGTTATTTTTGGAAAATATTTATTAGCAGGAATATGTTTAGGTTTATGTTGATAACGATAAAATCCGGTTTCTTCCTTAAATTCTCTAATAGCAGCCATTAATGGGTTTTTATCTGTTTTATCTATTTGACCACCTGGCATCATCCATTTTCTTCCTTCCCATTTTTGCTGAACAACTAATATTCCAGGTTGATGATGATGATTAGATAAAACCACCATACCTAAGAAACTAGCACCTAAAACTCCTCCTTTTTGTTTATATTCAATATATTTTGATTTATATTTTAAATATTTTTTTTTATAATAGCTTTCGGAAAACATTGTATATAAGATGCTATATATTATTTATATTTCCATTTTTAATTTAAATAATAACTTATTATATTTTTCTTTTAATTCTTGTAAATTTAAAGGTATAGGTACTTTTATAAAATAAACATCAGTCCAATGTCTATATGGATATAATTCATCTTTTTCATCTACAACTAATTTCTTTTTCCACCTTTCAAAACTTAATTCTTCTTCTTCTAAATTAGGTGTATATTCTTTTAAAATATTCATTAATCTTGATGCTAATTTTTTCTTATCTTTAACAGCATCAGCACACTGAAATAAATATATATTTGAATAAAAGTTGTTTTCTAAGAATTCCATTGTTTTAATACATTTTTCTATATTTTCCGTAAATTCATTTATATCTTGATTTCTTTTATAAACTTGACTAAAATATATATAATCAAAATCTTTTAAAATTATTATAATTGGTATGTATATGCCTTCTATTTTTTTTATAACACTCTCCAATTCATATATGTATCGTGGTGTTTTATCGATAAAATATTTAGATTTATGCATAATACTTTGAAAATGACCTCCGTGTGAACCTTTATTTTTTCCAATATATTGATATACTTCTTTGTATGTCATATCTTTAATATCATCTAAATATTTATTATACTCGAGACCAAATTGATATCTATTTTGTCTCATCCACACACCAAAAGGTTCATTTTGTTCAAAATTATTTAATGTACCTAATAGTATTCCACATTCAAATCCACTAGTTATTTGTGAATGTGAATTAATTAAATTGTGTAAAACTGTTGTACCGGAACGTTCCATTCCAGTTATTATACCTATTAATGATCTATTATCATTATAATTCATATCTATTATATAAATTTAAAATATATTTTTTTATAATTAACCAATTAAATATTGAATTAAACTTTATTTTTCTATATATTTATAATTGTAATGAAAATTTATAATATAAATAATGATAATACCAAAGTTACTCTACGTTTGGGGCAAAATGCTAAAGAAAATCATTCATTAATAGATGATGCGGATCCTAATGATTGGTGGTTTCATCTTGATGATCTACCCTCTGGTCATTGTATAGTTGAAAAATTAGAATTAAATAAGAATATAATTAACCAAGCGGCTGTATTAGTTAAAGAAAATACTAAATATAAGACTTTACAAAAGGTAAAAGTAACATATTTACAAATAAAACATATTAAAAAAACAAAGAACCCAGGAGAAGTTACTCTATTAAAAAAAGGTAATGTAATTATAATATAATATATTATAATAATGATTGAAGAAAAAAAATTTAAAATTATAAAAAAAGATAATAAGTTTAGACTTGAAGATGATAGAATTAATAATAAAAAATATCTTTATTTTAAATATTCTATTACAGAAGATGATGTAAAAACTTTATTTAAACAATTACAAGATTATAAACTACAAATTATGAATGAGGATGAGCTAAAAAAACATCGATTATTTGATAATATGTTATATTATGAAGATAAAAAAATAGTTTTTAGAGAAAATTTTAAAGAAAATTATAATATTAATAAATTAACAGATTATTTCTCTGAGAGTTGTAGAGCAAAATGTCAATTTAATGACTATATAATTCCGTTTAATAATTATAAAAATAATAAAAATGATATTTTAAAACACGCATTTTACAAATATGGATATATTAATAATAGAATTTTAAATGATTATTTTCATTTACGAAGAAGATTCTACTGTAGTAATTTTAAAATTAGTATTGTAGTATCTTTATGTAAATTATTTAAACCAACTAATATGTTAGATTTTTCTGCCGGATGGGGTGATAGATTAATTGGTGCTATTGCGTATGGTACTAAATATACAGGAGTTGATCCGAGTGAATGTTTACAAGATAGATATAAACAAATGATTGATACTTTCGCAAAAAATAAAAATGATTATAAAATAATACAAAATGGTTTTGAAAATACTGATTTAGGTGATAATGAATATGATTTTATTTTTACAAGTCCTCCATTTTTTAAATATGAAATATATGAAAAAGATAATGAAAAACAATCAATAACATCATTTAATACTTTGGAATTATGGAGAGATAAATTTTTATTTCCAAGTTTAGATAAATGTATTAAACATTTGAAAAAAAATAAGTATTTAGTACTTTATATTGATGATTATAAAGGACATCAATTTATTGATGATATGTTAGCTTATATGAAAGAAAAGAAAAATGTCAAATATTCAGGTAATATATATTTTTATAATAGCGATACTAATCGTAAAACTAGAAAAATGTTTGTATGGAAAATCATTTAATTATTTTAAAATAAATATATCATTGCCGTGGTTCCAAAAATATTCTTCAATTGTAAAATATTTTTGGAACAATTCTTTTATTTCATCCAATCTAAAAATATAGTAATATCTATTACCTTTTATATTTCCGCTTTTGTCTTTCCAAGGAATATAATTATCTCCATATTTAAAATTTAATTTTTTATTATGATGTTGATCTTTTGACCATATTGATATTAATAATTTACCATTAGTCTTTAGTAATCTTTTTAGTTCTTGTAAACATAACTCTCTTCTTTCAATTGTTGCCAAATGATGAAAAGATGCGATAGAAATAATACCATCAAAAGTGTTATTTGGTAATGGTATATTTACCATATCGCTTTTAACAACATTTAATTTTCGATTTTTACATATATTTATAAAAGTATCGCAATTATCTATTCCAGTCAAATTTAAATTAGGATAATTCATATTTCTGCCATTTCCACATCCGACATCTAAAATATTAGAATTGGATACAAAATTACTAAGAAATATTTGTATCCAATCCCACATATTATATCTTGTATCAGAAAAATCAGTTGCTATCAAGTTATAAGTATCTACATTCTTTCTTTCAATATCCATTAATTTAATAATTATTATTATTAAATTATTTTATTTCAATTTTAAAAAAAGACGTATATCGATTGCTTAATGTTGATATTAAAAACTCTACCGTAGCATAACCTAATGGTCTATGTTATTCTAACAAATAAATAATATCTAAATAATAACTAGATTAGATTCATTAATATCAACCTTTTTCTTTGGAATATTTTGTTTCTTTTCCAATATCATATCTGTTATAAAATTATTTGTAATAATTTTGTAATATGGATATATTCTCCTATATGTTTTTGAAATAGTTACATCAGAAATAGAGAATACCTTCGAAATTTGTTTTTTACTAATGTTCAAACTATTTAAATTTACTACTAATAAAATACATCCTGCAGCTACAGAAGGAGGTTCGTGTGTAGATGCTAAATCTAATTTTTGAATATTATCAGCAATACTTTTAGCAATATCAATGTATTCATTGTCCATTTCTAATTTTATCGCAAATCTACTTATAAAATCAGTAGCATTTGAACTATTAAAATTAGAAATAAATTCATTAATATCAATGACATCCATAAATTTTCGATAACCTCTATTTACATGTTTAATTTCTAGAGAATAAATATCAGCAATTTCTTTTGGACTTCTTGGTTCATTTTGAAGTTTACAAGCATAAAATACACATGCTGCAATCATTGATTTTCTATTAATACAACGCATTATTCGATTCTTTCCTTTTCTCGTTCCTTTTTTATGTTTTGAATCATTAATTTTTTTGTACAAACATTTTGCTGAATCAATAATATTTTGGGTAATACTATATTGTTTACATTTTTGTTGAATTTTTTTTAGTTCTTCCATTAAACTTTTTTCTTTATATGGCATTTGACCTTGTCTTTGTAAAAGACTAATTTTATTATAACCTTTAGTTCTCATTTTAGTTCCTAATGCCGATTTAGGATAAAAATAATTAGTAGGACATCCGTAACTTGAACTTGACTCATCAGTATCCTTAAAATTAGGTGATTTATCTAAAATAGTATTATTAATAACACCACAATCACAACATACAAAATGTCCTTTGTTCTCATCCTTAATTAAATTCTCACTAGAACAAGATATACAACAATCAGTATTAACAACTTTATTACTGTCTGTATATTTATTTAATAAATTCAAGTCACACCCTAAAAGAAGATTATCTATATCATCTTCACTCATTTCTAGAAAATTATCAGTAGTTGTCTCGGAATCTATTTCTGTTTCTGTATCAGTACTATCGATTTTACTCATTGAACTACTATAAAGGTAAATATATATTTATATATTTATATCAATTTTTTAATTTAAAGAAAATGAAGTATAATACAATTACAAGTTTATCCTAATATTGTTTGACCGTGGTTGATAATAATTTTTAATTTAATAATTCATTAATTTCTTCTATTGTTAAAAATTCTTCTGGTATTTTATTCTCGTTTTTTAGTACCATAACAAATTCAAAAACATTTAAACCATCTTTGTTTTTATTTTCCATATTAATTCCTTCCTTTCTAAACAATTTAATATTATAAAATAAAATGTTTTTTAAAAGTTTAAAAATATAGTCTTTATATTCGGGTAACCCTAATTGATAATTTAAATATTTATTTTCCATACTTAAAATTTTAACTATTTGTGTAAAGTAATATTGTATTAAGTTATTTCTATCGTTAGAAGTAATATTTAAATCTAAATTTAATGGTTCAACTAATGACATTATATTTTCCCTTAATATATAACCATCTAATATATTAAATAATAGAGGTTTATCATCATTACTATAACATTTACTTTTATTATCAATAAAATCTTTTAAATTTATTATCTCTTTAAAAATTTCTTCTTCTTCACTATCATCACTATCAATGTCAAATAAATTTATATTACATATCAAATTATTAACTAAATATTTATCTTTCCTTATATTTTCATTTTTAATTAGAAAATGAACTAAAAATAAATGAATTCTATCAACTATTTTTTGTTCTTCATTCCCACTTAAATAAGCAAAATCTTTAAATATCCTTTTTAATAATGTTTTGTTATTTCTATGTGAATCTATTAAATCTATTAATATATCTAAATCAATATAATTAATAATATTATTTAATATTTTAGTCAAAGCATCATTTTTATTTAGATAATCACGATATACAAAACATATATTTAAAAAGTATTTTAAATTAGCTTTTTCTGTTATAACTACTGTTTTGTATATAGAAAAATACATTTCGTTTTCTAATAATGTATGAATAACTATAAAATCTTCTAAATCAATATTTTTTAAATAATTTGTTATTCTTATCATATATTCTAATAATTTCTGAAAATTTTCAGGCTTATTTATTATGTCTGGATGGTTTACTATGAATTTAAATAAAAAGGAAGATACTTTTGTTAATATGTTAGATTTTATAGCTTCTGAAAAAGTAGATTTTGGAAAATAGTCTTCCAATTCTAATTCTAATCTAGAGATTTGTCTTCTTTCAATTAAGTCTGGATTAATTAAATCAATTAACATTTTTCCCCAATATTGAATATAATTTTTAGTAATAAAAATTATAATTCTTGTTAAATCTTCATTAATAATTAAATATTCATAATAAATAAAACATATATTTATAAAATGAGAATAATTATGTTTCATTTTTTCATTAAATTCCTCTTCATAGTATGGATTATAAATTATTAAGTCGTATAATTCTATTAGTTCATTTAATGATATTTCTTTTAAATATTTTATTTTAGAATCTGTATAATGACTAGTAAAGTTTAAATAAGAAGCCAAATTAGTGTTAATTAAAATTAATATTGAATCAAATGAAATATCACTCTTAGTTAATGATTCAAAAGATTCTTGTCTTAAAGGTTTTACTTGTATATCTGGAAAACATTTACTCCTACATCCTTTAGCATATAATATAATAGGGTTTTCTGAATTATGTTCTACGGTTGTTGTTAAATATTTTACAATATTACTTAATTTGGAATATTGATCATATGTATATTTGATAGTTTGTTTAAACTTATTTATATCTTCAAAAGTTGGAATAGTTGGGATAGTTGGGATAGTTGGGATAGTTGGGATAGTACCCG